TCAGACGCCAAGGCACTCCCTGGCCCATCGTTCCACTGCGGCATTCTCCGCATCGTCGCCCAGTAGGAGTAGAAACCCAGCGTTCTTACCAAGCGAAGCAGGTTCGATGGTCTTGATGATGCCGCGATCACGCAGGAACACCCAAGCGTCACTGATGCTTTTCTGGATGCTGTTCTCGCGGGTCTTCATCTTCGCCTCCGCATTGCCACCCATCGCCTGTTCTGGAGTAAGCATCACCATTCCAAGCGAGTCTGAGATAGCCCGCCATCCAAGCGTGTAGTAGCGGCATGGCACTTTCTTATCCATGAGTTTCTTTGGAGGACAATTGTTCTTACTATCCCAATCGTAGGTTTGCGAAGCCATGAACATGAGGACGAGTTCGGCGTTCTTGTTGAGAGTCATGTTGTCGCCGCGTCGTATCGCCATGCGTCCGGCACGGTTGACGTCGTATACGGCTTGCATGTTCTTGTAGCCCATATTTTCCACGTGTCTTTCCCTCCATGCCTAGCGCTATGCTGATGCACGGAGAATCTATGCAAACTGGTTTTCCGATTGCCCTTGTCGCTGTTCGAGAGCGGCAAGGGCTTTTTGCTACTTTCGCCTATAACTCTAACTCTACACATGGATATAATTACAACTACTGTCGGGTAGTAGATACTGATAGTTTGTCGGTGTAGCTCCAGTTACATGTATATAAGTATGTACATGGTTATACATTCTTCTTACATTGTGCGTTTGCCATGATTTTGCCAATTAAAAAGCGCAAACGGTCAGAAAGAGGGTATGAAAAACCCGCCTGCAACAAAACAGACGGGCACGAAAAAAACATGATTCACGCAGGACTGCTGGCGAGAGTGATAATCATAGTCAGGAAGCATACGCCGACAGCGACTCCAATCACAATCCAGCAATTTCGCGCATGAATGGAATTACGCGACTCGATATAGTCCAGAGCCTTCGCCCTCACATTCCGCTCGATGGCATCTGGTGCGGAATCGGTCTTGGCCGTAATCTCATACAATTCGTGCAACGTCGGCTTGCCGCCGTCCGCATCGTCGATGCGTTCCAACTCGTATTGGGTACGCCAGTCAATCAACCCGGACATGCGAATGCCGTTCCGCACGGCCATCTGGATCAGCAGAACGAACGCGGCCATACCGATGGCGATACCGGCGATAACGAATATAGGAACCATGATGTCCTCCTTGCTCTCCTGCAATATGTCTCAACAAGGATTATCCACCCAAATAGGCCGTAAACACGCATTAAGCGTTTCTCATACGGGGTATCCCCGTAAATACCCTCGCTTTTGAGACAGCACATATCAAAACCGCGTGTCGGATTGAAACATGCGTTCGAGTGGATATATCATGCAAGTGAAAGACGAACACATGTTCGATTGAGGATATAAAAAAGAGAGCCACGCCCCGTCCTGCCAGATGAATGCGTGACCCTCGAAGAACACCTACAAGGAGGTGTTATGGTCTAGTCTACTCCTTCTTATCCTTTATGCCACGAACTGCATCAAGTAGTCCGAATGCGTTTCCGTATCCCAGAGCCTTGGCTAGATTGTCCAAATCATCCGTAGTCCAAGAAGCTAGACCTTTGATTCGTAGAGAAGCATAGGACTGGCTCTTGTCGATGATTCGTCCGGTTCTGGCCTGCGACCATCCGGCCTTGTCGATCATCGAAGCGACCGTCTCGGCTATTAGCTTTGTTGCGGCACTGGTTTCCTTGAGTTCGGTATTGCGTACCACTTTTGTTTCACCTCCTAACTCTATTGAGTTTATTTGTTGACATATGTAATGGTATGAACTAGAGCGGTACGACACGCCGATAAATCCGTAAATAGCTCTATTGAGTTGACAAACAATAAAAAACGATTATTCTTAGTCTCAGAAGTTAGCTCAATAGAGTTAAACAACGAGGCTGAATAGGAAAGGAGCAACGAGCATGACGTTTCAGGAATCAATCTCGAAGGCGATTGAATCCCAGCGCAACCGGCTGGGAATCACAGCGACGGAGCTTTCCAAGCGGCTCGGAATTTCACGCCAGTACTATTACATGCTTAAAAGCAACGATGCCCTGTGGAAGATCGAGCAGCTAGGCAAAGTCGCATCCGCACTGGAACTCAAATCAGTATGGGAGCTTATCGACTTAGCTAAGTTCGAGGATTCACTGAACACCACCATGAACGGCGAGTCCAATGAAGCGGAGCATGAGCAATAGGAGTCAGCGAAAGCGTCCTAGCCAGAGCCAAAAAAACAAACGAATGCACACCACTCATGCTCATAGGACTCTACAAAGCATTCGGCTTCCAACCCGGAGAAATCGCCCAAATCAAACAAACCGCCTAACCACACACGTCAAGGGAACCACAATGAAAATCACCACACCAAACGGCACTCTCGAAGGCGGCAACATCGAAGCCATCCTCGAAAAATACGGGCGCGACTGCCTGAGCGGTGCCGACCTGAGCGGTGCCGACCTGATCGGTGCCAACCTGAGCGGTGCCAACCTGAGCGGTGCCAACCTGAGCGGTGCAAAACTGCCGGAACTCACCATCGCCAAAACCAGCATCCTCCCCGACGAAGGCGACATCATCGGCTGGAAAAAAGCATGGACAGATAATGAAATGCCGCCAACGCCAGTCATTGTGAAACTCCTCATTCCGGCCGACGCGCAACGCTCCAACGCCACGGGGCGCAAATGCCGCGCCAGCACAGCGCGAGTGCTCGACCTGCAAGACAAGCAAGGCAACAGCCTCCCACCGGACACCACGGCATACAGCGGATACGACACAGACTTCACGTACAAAAAAGGCGAAACCGTGCACGTCGAAAACTTCGACACCAACCGGTGGAACGAATGCGCTCCAGGCATCCACTTCTTCATCACCCGCATCGAAGCAGCCGAATACTAGGAGACTCCAAATGAACAATGAAATCCAACGATTCGACTTCAAGGGCGCATCATTACGCGCCTTGACCAACGAGGCTGTGGAACCTTGGTTCGTCGCCAAGGACGCATGTGACATCCTCGGCATTGACACAAATCATCTCCGCGAAGCTCTTGATGATGACGAAATCACAAATCTCCGTAATTCGGAGGTTTGGAATCAGCCGGGGCGTGCACCTCTCATCATCTCTGAGCCCGGCCTGTACAAGCTCATCATGCGATCACGGAAGCCGGAGGCGAAGGAGTTCCAACGCTGGGTGACCCACGAGGTGCTGCCGTCCATCCGCAAGCATGGCGCTTACATGACTCAGCAGACTTTGGATAAGGCGCTCACCAGCCCCGACTTCCTAATCCAACTCGCAACCAAGTTGAAAGAGGAACAGGAGAAGGTCAAGGAGCTTGAGCCGAAAGCCAAGGCGTTGGATGACTTCACGAACATTCCCGATGCTCTGCTTGTCCGTGACGCAGCGAAACTCCTAAGCAATTCCGGCACGCGGATCGGTGAGCATGAGCTGCGCCAATGGCTTGTGGATAACGGTTGGATTTACCGGCAGCCCAACCAGTCATGGTGCGCGGCGTCAAGTCGCGTGAAGCAAGGCCACATGGTCATGGTGTCCTCCCGTTCCCGCGGAATCCACAAGGATGGCACGCCATTCGCCTATCCGCCGACCCCGAAGCTGACACGCAAGGGATTGGCGCTTATCCACCAGCGGTTGTCCGAACAAAGTTTCGAGCGAGTGCTTGACGCGGAGGTGGCGGCATGACGTTGTTGAATCCTCCGGCACCACCACAGGAGTTCGTTCTTGACGAGGGTGGGCACTGCGTCTTCCGTATCAATGATCGGAAAGGCGGGTCAATCGTTGAAAAAGATGGACTCAAGACGAGCACGTTGTATGAGGTTCCCGAATCGAAACTAGGCGCGTTCATCCAATGGGCTTCCGACGTTCACGGCCAATCAAGATAGGAGCAGGTTTTGACAGACAGGAAGGTTGTTGTCGAAGAGGAGATTTTCGACAGGCAGGAAGCTGCCAGGTTCCTCAAGCTTGGAGCGGACAAGTTCGACAAACTGTACAGGGTGTGCGCCGACTATCAGGGCGGCAAGACCGTCACGTACAAGAAGTCGAAGCTTCTCGACCGTTACGACCAGGTGTGCGAGAGTCCACGGGAGGTTTCGGCATGAACGGCACTCGACCTGACGCGTGGAGCGTCCAGACGGGCATCGACTTGGATGCCATGCTCGCCGCCAACGCGAATTGGATTGAACGGGTCAGACATAAGACCAAACGGGACTATCAGCGGGACAAGCCGGTATTGCAGCGGGTGTACGAGTCGCTTCGCACGAAATATGAGACTGGTCTCAGTACCAGTTCGTATCGGATTGCGGAAGACCTGCAATTAGCTCAGAGCGTTGTCTACAGGAAGTTGCGCAAGCTTGTTTCCTGTGGGCTTGCGGAAACGTTTCTGACGCATGGAAAACATTGTTTCAGGCCGACCGGCTTGGAACCGACGAAAGGATTTGATTGGAATGAATGACAGTGTTTTGGTGAAGCTTGACCGGCTTTTCAATGAGTTGAAGACCGCAACCGTCGGAGATGATTGGGGTACCGTACGCAGTCTGGTCGCACAGATCGCATCACTCGTCAAAGTGGATGAAAAGCCACTGCCCGAAGAGCCGAAGGAGCGGGGCTTCTATGTCACCGCGAATGATGGTCGGCTCCTGCTTAAGGACATCGATGATGACTGGTCGGCGCGCACATGGGATAACTGCTCGGCTAATCACATGTGGAATAACAATAGACAGTATGTGAAGTGGCCGACTGTCTGCGAAACGCTCCCGCCTGAAGCCTTCCCACTCAAGCGAGTGAACACTGGGAGCGACGATGACTGACCATGATTACTGGCTTGAAGACATGCAAGCAATGAAGAAGCGGAAGAAGCCGAACTACCCGCTCCGCCGCATCCTCTTCGCCGTCGCCAGCATCGGCCTCATCTCCAGCCTGACCATCATGCTCACATGGCATGGCGGCAGCATGAACGCCGCGCTCATGGTGGAAGGCGTGTACATCGCCACCGCATTGTGGCTGATCGTCAGATTCGCGCCACGCGACTAAAGACTTCCCGCTGGCTGACAGTCCTAACAAACAACCAAAAATCGGGTTGTTCCGCAGGATACCCACGTTCACTCATTCGTCGGCCAGTGGGGACCATAACTGAATATCGATATTATCCACGCGCCTACGAACTCAATACCGCGCAGCAAATCACGTAGGCGCATTGGCCGCACATGGTTGTGGGATTCATGCCGGACTCCTTAAGTTTGACAACTCATGAATCACCTTATCCATCTCGCATTCAGGTTTTGACATTTCCTGTTGCCGTGATGTTGGCCGTGAACCCGTTCAGGTCGGGTTCCAACGGTTTTGCATCATTCATTGGCGTGAATCCTAACAGGTTCGACTCCTGTTGCGGCCACTGTCCCCACCGGTTAGTGCGATTGCCGGACTGGGGATTTGACGTGGATTGGATGACTCGGGGTCTCTGGTTCTTCTTCCCCTACGGGTCGCGGGTTCGATTCCCGCCCACGTCCGAAGCCGTCGTGAGACGGCCCGACATAATTGAAAACCCCGGTTGGCGGGGGAGCCTAAAAAATCATGTTCCAAAGTCGATTTCTCTAGGCGCTTACATACACACTCTCTCCCGTCAACCACTGCTGGTGCAAGGAACGCGGCCGCTGCTATCTCAGTCGTTCGATCCATCGGCGGTCAGATGGTTCGACTCCATCCACCAGCACGCAATCACAGAAAGGAAAACTCTCATGGACACCATCAACGTGAATGGCGAAACCTACACGAAAGTGCCGGACGAGATCAGCTTGTTCGGACGAACCTACCTGCTGGCGGACGACACCATCCCGGAACCATTGGACGTGTCGGACTGGCATCCAATCGAACCGGATTACCGTATCACGCTCAGGGAATACATGACCCAACAGCATCCAGAAGACGCCAAGCGTAGCCTCACCGGACTGGGCAAAGTCGTGAAGGACACGATTCTGAATGCCGGTAAGGGAGACCTGTTGGAAAAGAACAGCAATGGTGCCGTCATTTACACCCGCTCATTGTTCCCGCTTGTCGAACAGGGTTATAGGAAGTGGCGTTACCGGAATAATGCCCACATTACGAAACGGAGTGTGGCGGAAGCATGACGGAAGTGAAATTTCCCAGCATGGTTGACATGCCGGACAAGGAGTATTTCGCACATCCGGCAATCGACCAGACTGGTTTGAAGAAGTTCATGGAGTCTCCAAGAGCGTACGCATGGCACAAGCTGAACCCTCTCGACAACAGTACGTTGGCGTTCGGCAAGGCCGCGCACAGTCTCATTCTCGGTAGTGGCCCGAAGGTCGAAAGGAAACTCGACGGGCGCACCAAAGCCGGTAAAGCACAAGCCGAACAAGCCAAATCGGACGATCTGGTAATCCTCTCCGGCTCCGACTACGAGAAGCTCCAAAACATGGTGGATTACGCGCCGGACATGAACAGTCTCGTGGAAGGCAAACCGGAAATCGCCTTGTTCGCCATCGACCCGGACACCGGACTGGAACTGAAAGGCAAGGCCGACTGGCTGCCCGACCATCCCGACATGAACGGCGTCATGTGGCTGTACGACTACAAGACCACCGGCCATGACGTGCAGGACTTCACTGGTTCGGCATACAAGTTCGGCTACCACATTCAAGCCGCCTTCTACATGATGCTGTACAGGCTCGTAACCGGATACCAGGGTGCGATGGGGTTCAGGTTCGTCGTGCAGGAGAAGCAAGAACCATACGACTGGATGATTTGGGAACTATCCGAAAACGACCCTGAAATCTCACTTGTCGCCGTGAAACAGATTCGTGAAGCGTTGGACAGGCTCAGCTTCTACCGGAAGAACCATATTCCGTTGGAAGACATGCTCAACCAAGGATTATCGAAGACGCCTATGCCTATCAGGTTCACTGACTGGCAGATGAACCATCTGATTGGAGATGATGACCAATGGGAAATGTGATAGCGAAAAACCGCAAAGCCTACGGATACGATTATGCCGACTTGGGCAGCGTGGTCAACTATGTGACCGAAACGTTGAAGATCAAGGTGCAGCAGAGCATCCGATACGATAATCTGCCCCAATATCCCAACGGGTATGGATTCGTCGTATCCCGCTACTGGCAGGAGGACAGCAAGTCTTGGAGCGTGTTTGAAGCTCCCGTCCCGATCATCGTCGGTGATTCCGCCGGGAAACGTGAACAGCCGTTCATGCAGCGGTATGGGAGTGCGGAAACCTATGCGAGAAGGTACAGTCTGCTCACCCTGTTCTGTCTTGCTACCAGTGATGATGACGGCCAGTTGGCTGGCTATCAGCGTGGCAATCCGATGAATGAGGAACTACGCAAGCAGGTTGCCGCCTTGCTTGCTCAGGGGAATATTCCAGCCGGACGTGAGTCCGAAGCCATCGGCAATCGTATCAAAATGCCTGTGAATTACGCAAGATTGACCGACTGGCAAGCCCAATTGTTCATCAACAGTTTCAAAAAGAACGAAGAAGTCAAGGAGACTAAATAATGGCTGGAGAAACCGTAATCACGATCATTGGCAATCTGACCGACGAGCCGGAAATTCGTACCATTGGCAGCGGCGCCGCCGTCGCCAGCTTTACGATCGCCTCCACTCCGCGCACCTGGAACCGTAACTCGAACCAGTTCGAAGACGGTCAGGCCCTGTTCCTGCGCTGCTCCGCGTGGCGTGACATGGCCGAACATTGTGCGCAGAGTCTGCACAAGGGCATGAGGGTCATAGCGCAAGGCCGTTTGCAGCAGCGTTCCTATCAGGCGCAGGACGGTTCCAACCGCACGGTTATTGAGCTTCAGGTGGATGAGATCGGCCCTTCTTTGCGTTATGCGACGGCTCAGGTGCATCGCGTGCAGCACGGCAATGGCGGCGGCTATCAGGGCGGCGGCAGCGGTTTCGCGGGCGGACAGCAGCAGGGCGGTTTCGCGTGGAACCAGCAGCCGCAGTATGGCGTGAACCCATCGAGCACCGGTCAGCAGCCCGCACAGTCTCAACAGTTGGGCGGAGACTCTTGGGCGTCGAACAATAATCAGCCTTCCGACTTCGGCAGTTTCGGCGGCAACACGGACGAGTTCTAATCCAGACTAAAAGGAACCAACATGGCAAACATCATTCCATATAGGGAGTTTCTGAAAAGAAAGGAGCTGCGCGAGCAGGAGACTGGCATCACCGTTAGCCCGCAGCAGCTCCACCCATCCCTGTTCGACTGGCAGAAACGTATCGTCACATGGGCTTGCAAAGTAGGACGTGCAGCCGTATGGGCCGATACGGGTCTTGGTAAGACCAGAATGCAACTCGAATGGTTACGTCAGGTCTGCGCCGGACATGGGACGGGGCTTATTCTAGCGCCGTTGGCCGTATGCCAGCAAACCATCCGCGAAGGCGCCGCAATCGGCATGGAAGTGCGTTATGTGCATGACCAGTCGGAAGTCTCTGACGGATTCAACATCACGAACTATGAGCGTGTGCCGAAACTCGACGTGTCCAAATTCAATGCGGTCGTGTTGGACGAGGCTTCGATTCTGAAACAGTCGGACGGCAAGACCCGCAAAATGCTGATCGACACGTTCAGGGATACGAAATACCGTCTCGCCTGTACCGCCACACCGGCACCGAACGACCCGGAGGAACTATGTAATCAGGCCGAGTTCCTTGGATACGCCACCCGTGTGAAGATGCTTGCCACGTATTTCGTGCATGACGGGAATATTTGGCGTTTGAAAGGTCACGCGGTTAAGCCGATGATGCGGTGGATGTCGCAATGGGCCATCGCATTGCGCAAGCCGTCCGATATTGGCGGTGATGATGCGGGATATGAGTTGCCCGGATTGAATCAGACCGTTGATGTTGTCGCCTATCACGGCAGCATCCCGGAAGGCCAATTGTTCGCAGCTGACCTTGGTGGCGTCGGCGGGCGTGCGAGAGTCCGTAAGGAAACGCTTGTTGACCGTGTGAACCGTTGCGTCGATCTTGTCAATAACGAGCCGGGCGAACAGTGGATTATCTGGGCTGGATTGAACGACGAGGCGGACATGCTGAACAGGCTTATCCCCGGCAGTGTGAATGTGAAAGGCTCCATGTCGCCGGAAGACAAGGCCAAGGCGTTCCTTGACTTCGCTGATGGGAACATTCCGGTGCTTATCACGAAGGGTTCCATGGCGTCGTTCGGTTTGAACTGGCAGAACTGCGCTCGAATGGCGTTCTGTGGTTTGAACGATTCGTGGGAATCCTACTACCAGTCGATACGCCGCTGCTACCGGTTCGGACAGAAGCGCGTGGTTGACGTGCATGTGGTGGTTTCCGATTTGGAACGCGAGATAGCGGAGAACATCACCCGCAAGGAACAGCAGGCCACTCATTTGAGTGACGAACTGGTGAAGACGATGAATGAATCAAACTCTTTCGGAAAGGCCGCATGATGGTCGATGAAATGTATATGACCGATGAGGCCAAAGGCAAGGATTGGACGCTATGGCTTGGCGACTCGTGCGAACGCATGACGGAAATGGCTGACAACAGTGTTGATCTGAGTGTGAGCAGCCCGCCGTTCGCAAGCCTGTACGTGTACTCCGATTCAACCCGCGACTTGGGCAACAATAGTTCCCGTGAAGAGTTCATCGAGAATTACGGGTACATCATCCGCGAACTGTTGAGGGTCACGAAACCGGGCCGTATCGCTTGCGTGCATGTGCAGCAGGTTGTGACCACGAAGACCGCTGACGGCGTGGTTGGATTGACCGACTTTCGTGGTGATGTAATCCGCGCTTACGTGGAGAACGGTTGGATTTTCCACGGCGAAGTCACCGTGAACAAAAATCCACAGGCTCAGGCGATTCGCACGAAAGCCCAAGCCCTCATGTTCGTCACGAAGAACAAGGATTCCAGTATGAGCCGTCCCGCGTTGGCTGACTATCTGCTGATGTTCCGCAAGCCCGGTGACAATCAGGTGCCGATCAAGAACGATGTTTCCAACGAGGAATGGATTGATTGGGCGCAGCCGGTCTGGTGGAACATTCGAGAGACCAACACGCTGAATGAGCGTCTTGGCCGTGAGGATACCGATGAACGCCACATCTGCCCGCTGCAATTGGATTTCATCGAACGGTGCATCCGCTTGTGGAGCAATAAGGGCGAGCTTGTGTTCGACCCGTTTGGTGGCATCGGCTCGACCGTGTACGAGGCAATCAAACTTGGCCGCAAGGGCATGAGCATTGAATTGAAGCCTTCCTATTGGGATGCGTCGGTGAATCTGATGCGCGAGCTTGAAGAGAAGCTTGGAGAGGCGACACTGTTCTGATGGTTCCGCTCTCTGGAATGACCGAACCCGCATGGTGTGACAAGCATGGGGTCGAATATTACGGCCCCACTTGTCCTGAATGCGAGTCGGAAGCCGAAGACTATTGGGAGGATATTGGAGACGCGAGCATATGGGACTTATGACCACCTATGATTTCGACATTCCAGGCGAACCCGTCGCGAAGGGCCGTCCACGATTCTACGGGTATCGGGCTGTGACCCCTCAACATACGAGGGATGCCGAGGAACTGGTACGAAACCAATTCCACATGTTCTACCCTCATGCCGAACCATTGGACGGGGACGTGCTGATGATTCTCATGTTCTATAAGGGACGTCATGGGAAACCGGATTTGGACAATCTGGAAAAGCTCGTCAAGGACGCGTTAAACGGTTTGGCCTACGTGGATGACCAGCAGGTGAAACTCACGTTGTGCGCCATGCTGGAACCCGACCGTATGGCATGGGGACAACGGGCGAAACGGCTTGTCAAACGTCGGCAGGGAATGCCGTTGACATACGGCGGCAATCCTTATGAGCCGCATACGGAAATCCATATAGAACCCTTGCATGACATTCACGGCGGGTTGGAAAGTCTCGTCAGAAACACGAAGGAGATGATAAGCGATGTCGGAAACCAGCCTGAATACCGGTGAGATGCTGTTCCAACTGCGTGTCTGGGATTACTTGGCTTGGGCGTTGGACGATAAGCGTCTCGACCATGTTGAGAACCTGTACTACAAGGGGCGGCCGATCAGTGTTTCGACGTTCGCCAATCCGAACGTGCCGATGGTGAAATGCTTCGATAAGGCCGAACTGTTGGCTGGTGACATTGATTCTGAATATCCGTTCGTCATACAAGCCGATGGCATGTTCGATGCTGACGTGATGGACGAGCGTGAGTGGATCGCGTCTCAACCCGCTTACACGAATCTGAGCGTGTGGGACAAGTTCGAGACTCTGCTACCGGCCAAACCGTCTATGGAATGCGTTGACTCGGGCACTCGAATGTTCATCCGATTCACGTTGGGTGAATTGGCGGGCATGTTGAACAGTGGGTTGCCGCTCGGAGGTGGACGATGATTCTTCCAGCAGTCAACGTCAACGGCATCCATTTGAGCAGCCAACAGCATGAGGCGCTTGTCAGCATATGGCGTACCGGTCGAATGCCGGAACCCCACGCAGGTCAGAAACCGTGGCTGTGGATTCAAGCGCTCAGACGGCGCGGCTTGGTATCCGACAATGCGCTCAGACTGACCGACAAGGGACGCCATATCATCCAACTCCTCCAGGACAGGAAAGCAGTCCCATACCAAAGCACTGCCGACAATCCACACTACGGAGCCTACTGGGACGCCTACTACAGCAACCAGTCAACCTACCGGTATCAGCCCGGTTTGGAAATCATTTGCAAAAGGAACTGTGATGAAACTTGACCCGCCACCGGACTTGGTTGAAATCGCTGAAGCCTTGGATGCGATGGCGAAACCACACGTGGGAAGCGGCTGGGCGAACACCAACTACACCGATCTGCCCTGCACCACGCCACGGCAGGAGGCCATCTGGATGGCATACAACGGAATCACAAGAGGAGAGGATTAACGGGCGATGTGGTTCAAGGTCGATGATGGGTTCTGCATGAATCCGAAGACGGCGATGCTGTCCAATGACGCCACCGCATTATGGCTTCGTTCAGGCACGTGGGCGGCGCAACAGCTGACAAAGGGACGTGTCCCCGCGAACATGATTCCCATGTTCCGCTGCTCCGATGATTCGGTTCAGGAACTCTGCGATGCGGGCTTGTGGGAGTATGACGCCGACAAGGACGAATACGTGTTCCATGATTGGGCTGACTATCAGCCGGACGGTGACGAAGTGGATGCCAAGCGCAGGAAGCGGAGTGAAGCGGGCAAGAAGGGTGCGAGCCGTCGTTGGAAGAAGCCTGAGAATGGCAAAAATGGCAAACCGATGGCAAATGCTATGGCAAACGCATGGCAAACCGATGGCAAATGCCATGGCAAACCGATGGCAAACGCATGGCAAGACGATGGCAAACCGATGGCAAACTCATGCCCCGTACCCGTACCCGTACCCGATAAGAAAGAAGAAGAATATTATTCTTCTTCCAAAGAAATGACACTTGCCATGTTCCAAGGCTCACGAGAACTGGCGGCAGCCAACAGCATGATGCGCGCCACGTATCCGAACTTGGATTTGAAAAACAGCTGGGACGCCTTCGCCACACGCCAATACGACGCCACACGCATGGTGGGCGATTGGATACGCCTATGGCGTGGCTGGTGCGAGAACAGGGCACACATGGGTGGCATTCCACCGTCTAAGCCACACGTCCACACTTGGGCTTGCGAACACACGTTGAAAGCCTTGCACCTCCAATCGCAGGATGACGTGACCGACATGGCGTCAGCCGTCAAAAAAGCCAATGAGCTAAACCAGAAGGAAGAACCCCAGTGAGCAGTGACAATCCATCCAAGGAGACGTGCCGCATGGTTGATGATCGTGATGGGAGACGTTGCGTGCGTTGTGGCCGAAGCTTGTATGCGGTTGGTGGTTCCCGGCATCATCGGAAACTCCGTAGCCAATGCACGAGGGTTGAGAAGCATCAAGTGCAGAATCTGATTCTGCTTTGCGGTTCGGGTACGACGGGCTGTCATGGTTTCGTTCACATGCATCCGACTATCGCTTATGAGAACGGCTGGTGTGTGAAATCGTTTCAAGACCAGTTGGAAGTGCCGGTACGGACTTGGCATGGACTCGTCTACTTGACTGCTGACGGCAAATATTCATCGACAAAGGAACAATCAAATGACTGACAACATCAATCCATCGCATTACAAGGATGGCCCGTTCGAATGCATCGAACTATCCAGTTTGCTCAGCTTCGACTGGGGCAACGTAATTAAATACTGCTACCGGTGGCGCGACAAGAACGGTGTCGAAGACCTCAAGAAAGCACTCTGGTATGCGAAGCACGCAATCGATAACAACGTGCCGTTCCTTGCCATGTACCTCGGGCCGGACAACGACATTATCACAGCCAGACCCATCAGGCTTCTCGGCATTCTAGAAGCCGAGAACTGGGCCGATCTCGAACCATTCTGGAATGAAATCAAGTGGGGATGCTACAAGAAGGCGGTCAAAGTGCTGGCCGACAAGATCAATGAAATCGAAAAGGATGGTGAGTGATGAACCGGGACCGGGTAATCATCGTCGCGATCATCTGCATGACGATTATCTTCATCGCGTCCACCGTATCGCCAGCCGGTTCCAGCTGGAAAACCGGCGCGGGCTTCCAGATGGAAACCGTCAAGACCGGTGACGTGACATGGGCGTGCTTGAAGCATAACGGCGAATACATCGGCTGCAACACGGTGGAGACGGTCAAATGAATGTTTTCACAGGCAAGACCGGCTATATCATCTGGCCGCAAGGTGATACGGGAGTTCACACATGCCGCGTGTACGACTCACTGGATGAAGCTGTGGGCGCGGCACATTCCAAAGCCGACTTCCACCACAGGCCGTATGAGGTGCTTACTGCTTATGAGAGTCCGGCAAGAACCATCAGAACGATCCTCCCAAGGAGACACCAATGAGCGACAAAGTGAAAGTCGGCACGAGCAAGGTCACGTTCCGTGTGCGCGCGTTCGACTATCCGCAGATCGAACTCGCATCCGTCGAAGTGGATGTGCCGATGTACACGAAGACGGACAACAAGCTCGACAACATGCAGCAGGGACATGTCACGGCGGACGTGCCGGACGGTTTCAACGAGAAGGTCAAAGACGCATTGCAGGTGTTCGCGGACACTCTACAGGCATCGTTCAACGAAGAAGGAGAGTGAAATGTTGAGAAGCATTGATTTCAAAACAATGCCTTATCTATTCACTGACAAGGCTGGCACTTGCCTGACCGTGGAGTTCGACGGAAGGGAACTGGATGACATCTACAAGCAGGTGAAAACCATGTACGATCAGGCGCATTCGTCTGATGACATGCCCACCGAACCGGGCTGGTATGTGACTCGGGATGGTGAAGACCTGTTGAGCTACGACGGTGACGCTTGGCACATTCACAATATCGACTGTGATGCGCAATTGTTCGCTGACGGGGACTTAGAAACGATGGACTGGAGTGTGGTCAAACGCACGTTCGATGCTGACGCTTTCCCGCTGATACCAGTGAATCTTAACGATACATCTCGTGCGGAGCGTCGGTTGACCAACCTCACCAACTTTTTGCACACGCTCATTCATGAGTGTGAGACAGTGCGGGACAACCCATCTTCCGACAATCATACGAAAGACATCGAGAATGCCGTCTGCGGGACGGGAATCAACTTCGGCAAAGACCTGCTTGCACGATTGGAAAACGGGGTGTTCGACCATGAATGTGCATGACCATATCACCGACTGGCAGCACCTGCCATCGTCATTCCTCGCTGGCAAGCGTGCGATAGCCACCGCCGTTGAGGGAACCACTATCGACGGTTTCCTCCAATCGATGACCACGAAGTTCAGTAACGGCAGCGGCAGCATGGTGCAACTGTTTTTCGGGGGAGTGTTCCAGCCGGTCATCATCAGTCTCAACGGTGGTGAGAACCAACTATGCAGAGCATACGATTCGATACTCATACTCAACGAGGTGAAGCGATGAATAACCAATACGCGGTCAGCATCCGTCATATCTACACCATGCCGGATGAGACATTCAATGGATATGAATTGGTCTTATGGCATTGGGACGTGATTGAGAACACTTGGCTTTTCCGTGCCACACGCGACTATCCGATAAGCAAGAGAGTATCAAGGGGAGATGCGTTGTGGAAGGCTCTCGGGGATGCTCAGAAATTGGCGCGGATATTCCAATGCAAGAACTATGCGACCAACGAAGAAGGAATGTGGGGGAGCCATGAATGATGTTGACGATTCTGACCATGAGCTGACCGACGAGCAGCGAGACAAGCTACGCAAGGCCATCGGAGAAATCATCGGAGACTTCACCCCTTGGATATTGTGCGTGGACACCACGCCGATAATCGGGGATTCACGAGTGTCTTATTCCTCGAACGTTTCAAGCGAGCACGCGAGTGTCTACGAGCTTATCGGACTAATGGAATCCACAAAAGCAGACTTCCTACAGTAAGGAGCAACCAATGACTGACCTTGATAAGCGCATCAGCGAGTATGCGAAGTGGATTGAAAGCCGATATGACGACTCGCATGAGCTTCGAGGCAAAGGCAAAAACGGTTACATCGACGGCAAGGCCGACGCCTATGAGAGTTCGCTACGCGAGTTCAAACGCATCTTCAACGTGAAGGAGGAATAGTGAGGAAGCGAATGACTGCTTATTGGTGGGATAAAGACAAAAATGCTGTGGCAATCTCATATAAGGATAACCGCCTGATACTCACCGTCGATGATGCGCAGGCACTCCTTAGACAGCTTGAAATGCTTCTGCCGGAGAGACCGTCACGCGATGAGCCGGAAGAGCCTGGCTTCTACCGGACACGGACTGGCGCATTTCTTCGCAAGAACAGTAACGGAGCATGGAGCGCCCTGTTCATCAATGGCGACCTAATCCCACGCTATTGGAACGATCAGGACGATTACGCGAAGTGGAGGACGGTTCTTGACTGCCTGTATCCTCGTGCGTTCCCGCTTACACCAACCACTGCGCCATACCCGTTGAAGGGTGAGTGATGTTCGGACGGAAGAAGAAAAAGCAGGAGGAGCCGAAAAGTTACCTCAGATGCCCATACTGCGGTCACGCGCCGATGATTGTCACCGGCAAATGCACGTATCACAATCCACGTCATACTGTCTACCGGTATGAGTGCGACCTTAGGTGCCTTCAAGGCGAGGTGTGTCAGACTGCCGAAGCTGCGTTCGATTCGTGGGTACGCATTGTCGCCCGCTATTACGACGCGGAAAATGCTATCAGACAATTCCGCAAGGAGAGGAAATCATGAGTCTGGCTGATGTTTGCTGGAATATTTCAAGTGTTTTCATCGTCATCACATTGGGTGTGATAGCGATACTCTGCGTGCTCATGCTGTTAGGCGTATTCGTATGCATCTTCGACCATGACGATAACCACAAGAACGATAAGAGCAGTAAGGAATAACAATGGCTACGAACGTGAGTGAAAAAGACAAAGCATTGCAGGAGGTCATCGACTGGTGCGAGCAGCGTGAGATCGAAGGTCTGCGGCTTGCAAACGCTCTTCTGTTGCAGCGTGACATGGACGCATATGGTGTCGTGAAGGGGCAAATCGACGCATACGGAAAGACAGCCGATCACTGCCGTTCCATGCTCGGCTATTCCGGTTCCATGCCGTCCGAGGTGCCGAATCAAAGCGAGGATGCGAAATGAGTAGCGTGTCAGACCTCCTTCCGCATGACGTTGGCCTGCGGGTGGAACTCGATACTGACGAAACATACTACCTGCAAAGCGGGTGGAAAGAATGCGACGGAGGTATATACGGTTTTGCTTGCGGATATACGTCTAGCGGTAATCAGTATTACGCCGCATGTACTACGTGGTTTAAAGAATCGAGTTGCATTGCAATCATGAGTAGCCATGTGAAACTAGTAGCACCATTTGACGAAAGTAAGACCGAAACCACTAATCAAACTGAAGACGCGAAGGAGTAACAAACAATGTTGTTCGCAAGAAAACACCATGAGTACGGGTGTCCAATGTGCGGCAGACTACCCGTCCTCGCGGAAGGACAGACGGAGAAATACTACGAAACCCTCAAAGCCGTGAAAACAACAACCATATACCGTCTACAATGCCCCCGAAAACACATCTCTACATGCTGGTACAGCTACCCTGATGGCGCAAGCAGACAGTGGAAACAACTAGTAGACGAATACAAGAAGGAGGATACGAAATGAGCAGTCAATACAAGGTTTGCCCGCTGTTTTGGGCTGATCGCGGCTGCGGCCGTCGCTTAGTCAATATGGAGGCGCTTGAAGAGCTGCTGAACGAGGGTTGGAAGATTCTGCGGGTGGATATCATGCCACCAACGGAATTGAGTAATAACGCCGTCACCGCGACGAACGTCTACATCCTTGAGAGGGAGGCTAATGATGATTAGTCAATACGACAAGGACATGTGTTGCCTGTATATCGCTGAGGGGATGAACTACATCTGGCAACAACGAGAGAACCAAGAGCTTTCCCGAATACTTGAATCATTGGCCGATAGGAAGCTCATGAAGCGTGTCCATGGCGGGTATGCGATCACGCTCAAGGGATTGTTGGCAGTCAAGGTGTGGAGACTTCACCTGTTCCTGTTCCATCACGGTGAATACAAGTACTTCAGGAGGAAGAAATGAGCAGGGCTGAGACCACCGCCATGCTGTCCAAGCTGGTGGAGAAGAGGTTGAGGAATCAGACCGCTTTTTGGGCGAGCGAGGTCAATTTCGACCGTAACACGCCCGACGAAAGGCGCGTGGACTACGTGGGCTTCAAGCCCTGGAACATCAACGGTGAGCCGGTGCCCGCAAGCGTCGAGAAAGGCTGCTTCGAGTTCTACGAGGTCAAGTCATGCATGGCTGACTTCACTAGCGGCAACGGACTGACGTTCTACGGCGATCAGAACTATCTGGTCTGCACGAAGGAACTGTGTGACGAGATCGTATGGCAGAAGATGGTGCCGCCGCGAGTGAACGCGATTCTGACACCGGATTCGACCGGCTCGAAACTGATTCTCGACTATGTGCAGTCCTACAACGACCTGTCATACAGGAGGCGTCCGGCAAGCGAAATCCTGTGGGCCATGGTCAAAGCTAACGGAAAGAGGACTAATTGAGCATCATGCTTGACGAGGCCAACGCTTACGAGCGTGGCATGGATGATGATTTGACTTTTCAGACGGTTCGTGAGCTTGCCGGTACAGCGTACATGGCCGGACGTTCCGCTCCACCAACCGACGCCGAGGTGGAGGCCGTGGCGAAACGGCTCTGCTGGAACAGCTGCGAATGGGATGGCATCGAAAGCGACTATGTGGCGAAGGACGAAGACGATGCATGGGATTACGCCGGTGAAATCTGCGGATATCAGGAAGACTACATCGCGCGGGCGAAAGAAGTGCTCGAAGTGGCACGTAAGGCGGTGACGGAATGAAGGCTGTTTTGATTGTTTTCACCATTGTCTTCGGTTTGCTTTCTTTCGCGTCGTTTGCGTCGATCGTCGCGTTGTTCATCGCCGACTGGATGGCAAAACACTTCTAGACCACATTCAAACCCGTCGAAATCGACGGGATAAGACAATCAAGGAGACGAAATGATAGGAAACAAGAATATTCAACGAGGGCTAATGGCCGTGCTTATGGCCGTAGCGATGGTTTTCCCGCTGGCCGGATGCGAGAACGAAGCGGATGCTGACGATGTTGAAGGCGGTAGTGACTGCATTGATGTGCGAGGCGACTTCGCTGTCGATGAGTGCAGAATCGAGTTGCACGACGGTAGGGCCGTGACATGCATCAGGTTCAACGTCTACAAGGGGGGAGGCGGTCTTTCCTGCGATTGGGACAATGCTAGCGGCAAGGACGGGGAGACGAAATAATGGAACATGAGCTAATCCCCGTATATACGAAGTTCACCGGTAACGGTGTGCGTGTGCAGAATGATTCTAAACTCATCGACTATCTGGATGATGGGTGGAAAATCATCAACGTCACGGCAGCGAACCTACTGGCATTGGACAACAATGAGGCCGTCGTGTTGTACGTGATCGAGAGGACTACTGCAAATCATTGGAGCAAACGGAATGAATGAGCCTACCGCCGACGAGATCATGAAAATGTTCGCGGTTGACATAGCAGTTCTTCGTCGTGGTAGGCGCAAGCCGTCTGAGAAGCCGCCAGTCGGAAAGAAGAAGGCGAAAGCGTCGAAAAAGCCGGTCAAGCTTACTGCGGAACAGCTCGCACGGAAACGTGAGCACACGCGACAGTGGCGGATGGCCCACCGTGAGCAAGTCCTGGAATGCAACCGCCGATACAAGCTTGCGCATCGTCCGACATTCCACCATTTCAGCCGTGAGGAACAGGCGGCCTACGAACGCAACTACTACCTGCTTCAACCCGAGAAGAGAAAACGGAAGCGGGAGACTGTTTGAGATGTTAATCCAATACCGGTTGCAAGGTTGGGTGCAACCGGTATACTAGACATGTTCCGGCATTAATCGCACGCCTTCGGGCACCGGTGCGGAATCAACATACCATGATTTTGGAAGGCGTGCGATTGGCTGACTGCAAACTATTGCGTTGCGGGCGTGAACGAGACGATACCAGGCAACTCTGCCCTGAATGTGAACAGCGGCTCCTAGCCGACTTGGAATGGTTCACGAAGAACATCGGATTTTTGGAAACCGACAAGATGAACCGCATCAACAAGAATCATGACGCTGATGGTGGCGGGGGAGGATACTCTGATAATCCGCCATTGAGGGAGCAAGTGTTCGACCTGCTGTATGAGGGAGACGAACGGGATGATAGCGTGTGGGGCACACTATCCGCGTTCGCTAAATGCTTAGGCGTCGAATACCTGAATCACGATCCGTTGAACGTGTTGGCGCAGCGGATAGCCGTGAAGAAAACCAAGCAAGGCGAACCCGCGTGTCTATGCTCAACGGCAACACCCGTGTACGCGCTTGAAATCCGCATCGCCCGCGACAAATGCCAGCGCCTGTTGAATCAAGGCCATACGGTTAGCTTGGGCAATTGCCCCAACACTGACTGCAACATGCCGTTAAGCGCTGACGAGACGGCAAAACAAGTCAAATGCCGTGGATGCAGGAACGTTTGGAACATCAACTTTTTGAGGACACTCATGCAAGACAAGATCAAACACAGCACTTACACGGGGACTGCTTCGGACATTAGAAGCAAACTCCAACAGGCTGGATACCTCGTATCCGCGAACACGTTGAAATCATGGGCGCACAGGGGCAAGCTCACCCCGGTACGCAAGGAAGGGCGGCATCCCATCTACCGTATCGCGGACGTGTACATGCTGATGCAGCAAACCACTCCAGTGGACGATATTTGGGGACTCGTCGGAAAGGACAACCGGCAGTGAGCATCATCAGCATCACCGACAAAGGCAAGACCATCACCTATCACGCGCATCACATGCGCGACATGATCGAACCAGTCAAACAGTACGGCATGTTCGGAGAGCAATTGAACGCGAAGAAAAAGCTCCACACGCTCACTTTCTACACGGAGGACTAATAATGCGAGTCAACATCGACTGCACGCCAATCCTACTACTATTGTCCGGCATGTTGGCACTCCTGAAAATCGGGGGCCAATTCCCATACCCGTGGATATGGGTGCTCGCACCCATATGGATACCGCTGCTCGCATTGGCCGGTATCACAATCATCCTGATAATCGCTTGGATTATCGGCGTCATAGGCGTACTCATTCTCGAAAAGTTCGGAGACTAAATGCATATCAGCGGCAAAACCAATAACATCAGTTACGCTCACGCGAACGATGGTGGAGCAGACCTCAGAAGCAATGAGGACACGATCATCTGCGCGGGCAGTCAAACACTCGTACACACAGGCGTGTACATGGCTATTCCAGCTGGATACGTCGGCCTAATCTGCCCACGCTCAGGCTTGGCGTTGAAACACAACATCACCGTGATGAACGCGCCCGGAGTAATCGATGCCAATTATCGTGGCGAAGTCGGCGTAATCCTCAGAAACATGGGTGAACATGCGTTTGAAGTGCATGAGGGAGACCGGATAGCGCAAATCGTGTTCCTCCCATACGCGCACATGCAATTCGAGCCAGTCAACGAACTGGATTCGACCGAACGTGGCGAGAAAGGATTCGGCAGCAGCGGCATCAACTAGAATCACAGAAGGAGACACAATGACGGTACTCGACTTCACCAAGAAAACAACCCCCGTTATAGACAAGCTGATAAAACTCGGATTCCACTACGAAAGCACAGACAAGACAGAAGCGGAGGGCATACGTAATCCGCCACAGCTGATAACCACATGGGAGAACGTCATGAATGGCGTGATCCTGAAAATCATCGACACATATGCCGTGTCCTATGACGAAAACGACGTACTGCATCAAACGCCAACCCAATACGTCAGGATAACGGATGATTGCACTAACATAAGCGTCACCATGTTGGTCGGAGAGTTCATGGAATTGGAACGGATCACGAACAGCAACGGCAGCACATTCCCACGCCCGGAAACATCCTTCAAAAGAATTACCAACGAGAACTAGGAGACCACGCGGAATGAGCGAGACAATCACAGCAGACCATCTGAACGCCACGCACTTAGGCAAGAAGATAAGCATTTTAGACAATTGCGAAATCGTCATGTCAGGAAAACTCAAGGAGTTAAGAGCGACGCAATACTCCATGCCGGTGTACAGCAACAATATCGAAGCCGTGCCCGACGGCTGTGGGAACATCACCATTGCCCCGAAACTGAATTACGAAACTGTCACCGACATCATCATGCACCTGTCGAATCAGCTCAATGACGATATCAAGGCGACCGTTCATGGTGACACGGAACTGGTAATCGAAGTCAACGGAAAGTAGGGGAGTATGACGGAAAACACCACTGGAAAATCAACGAACGAACTGCTGGTGCGCGTGTTGCAAATCGAATCACCGGAACTGTTTGACGGAAGCGACTATCAGCCGGTACGAGTAGTCAGCTACGAGTATTCGCCATTCTGCGAAGCAGTCTGCGAAACCTGTGGCGATGACCCCGAAATGCTGACCATCGCATTCGAGACGAAAAACGGCGAACGTTACAGCGAATACTACGACTATTTCGGACTGCCGAACATTTTAGAAGCATTGGACAAGTGGGATAAGCAGTACGGGAAGGTGGTAGAGAACCGTGGATGACACTTCAAGCACGAAGAAATTCGTATTTACAAGTGATAGCAAGTCGTCCCCAGACCTCTCGAATTTCAAGCCTTTTGGACACATTGACGAGGACAAACCCAAGTACAGTGCGATCATGATTATCGAGGATGAAGGCGTATACGTTCCCGTGATATACAAGGAATGCCGCGTGGACCTCGACGTTGATGACCCGACGATTCACCCGCTATCAGGCCCATGCATGGAACCCTACTGCTACAGTACGCCGGAACTTGCTATAAAAGCCGGGACACGCATCTACAGGAACATGTTGAAGGACAACAAATGAAGTGGTTTACCAGTGACTTGCATTTCGCTCACCCTTTCGTGGCTGCATTACGTGGCTACGCGCTACCCGGATACGCTAAGGATGCATCGATCAAACAACAAGCCGAACATGAGCATAAGCCGCTCAAGAACTGTGTTGACTGGCGGAAGCATGATGCCGACATCATCAGAAGCATCAACACGTATGTTGGCGAGGAAGACGAACTCTACATCCTCGGAGACATCAGTTCCGGTGATACGTGGAGCGTAGACCAAGCGATAATGCGCATCCAAAACCTGCATGTACCACGCAAGAACAGGCATCTGATTCTCGGCAACCACGAACTGCACAGCTCCACCCGCACGCTGGAAAAGTTGGCAAGCGTGTTCGTGGAAGTCGGAAGAGTCGGCATCACCGAAATCAGAGACGTGTGGGGCAACAATCCACACACGGTATTTTTAAGCCACTACCAATGGCGTGAGGACTTCACGCAAAGCAAACCACTAGGCGCAGTCTCAACCAATTGGAACGCGCCGGAATTAGCCGAATACGCGATACCACGCATGAACAACACGCTGCTCCTGCACGGACACACGCACGCGCATGACCCGCTTGAGTTCGGCAGGCATCATAATGAGATCAACGTCGGATTGGACGCATGGTGTTTCGAGCCAGTCAACGAAGCCGAATTGGTGGACAACTGGCTACAAACCGCGTCAGGCAACGTCTGAGTGGTCTACAATGGCCCTGTTAACAACAAATGCGTTTAGCGAGTGTTCGCCAAACGTTGGAAACCGGCTTCATCATCCTCGGGATAACGGAACCGCGCTTCGATACCCTGCGATTCAAGGATCGCGGCTATCTCCCTGCTGCGGGCATTGACGATCGCGTAATCGCCTTTGTCCCGTCCGTAACGGTCGTAGTGTTCCTGCGAACGATAGTAGAGCAAGTCAACATGGTCAGGCGGGTTGCCTTGGACTTCCTCAATCCCGTCCACCGCATCCAACGCGGCCTCGACCGCTTCGACATGCTGCGTGAGCATACTTTCCAACCATGCCTGCACGTCTGCCGGTGGTTCCGCCTCGCCAGGCTTCTCCCAACGTTTCACCGTCAACACGGCATTGCCGAAACGGTCGGCAAGCATCTTCTGACTGATGCCGCAGCGTTCCCGTGCCGCGCGAAAAGCGGCCTTCGATCCAAACGTCATCAAACCTCCAGACAATCATGAAAACACGGAAAACGTCGGTTCCAGCATGAAAAACACGCTGGAACCGGCAGAACAACGATTTTCAGCGGAATACGTCACGCCTTGACGCAATCGAACACCAGCAAATCGGAATCATCGGAATCCGTTCCGATCTTGGAGTCAAGACGCCACCCGTTTTCCTCAAGACACCGTTTGATGTCCTCCGTCCAATCATCCGCATCCACGTCGGACGGGGTGAACTCCAAGTCGTCCACAATCTCCCTATCCTCATGGAAATCGATGAAGTAATCGTAGATGCGGATATGGAACGTCGAATCCACGTCAAGCGGGTTCCTGAGCACCGCATTGTTCGGCTCCATCACGTCGATGTAGGCGTTGTGGGCTTCGATGCGCTCGGTCCATCCGCTGATGGTTTCAGGATCGTTCAGGTCGATGAACCAGTCCATGAGCTGCTCGGTGGTCAACGTGTCTGAGTAAGCCGAAAGCTCTTCGTACAGCTTGTCGTAATCGGATTGCGTGGACTCCTCGTCAGCGACGAGCCGCTCATACTTGGCACGGAGCCGTTCGGACGGGATGCAAAGCCATGCGTCTTCGGTTTCGCCGTCCTTGTCGAGCTGGCAATCATAGACGCGCTTTCGTAATTCCGACTTCGGGAACTCCAGTGCGAATGTGCCAGTCTCATTCCACTTGTGGCCTCTGGTTTTTTCGATACGAATGGTAATCATTTCAATCTCCTTGTGATTGTGGGGATGCCTTGATGCTTCCCGTTTGTTGCTAACTACAATATATGTTACCAAAGGTAACATTTCAAGTCGGGCGTGTTGTGGAAATCAATCCTCCTTGCCCAGATAATCCTGCAATCCGTCGCCAGCTTTGCCATTCAGCCCGCGACGGGACATGTCGTAATAGTCGAGCATCTGCGGACTGTTCCACCCGCCTGCGGCCATGATGTCCCTGTCCGGCACGCCAGCGTCACGGGAGAGCGTGCAGAACGTTCGCCGCAATGAATGCGGCGAAATATCCGGCACGCCCACGCGCAATGCCACGGACGATACGATGCCCACGGCGGTCTGCTGCCGCAGACGTGCGCCGGAATCCTCACGGAACACCGCACCACGCCTACGTTCGCCAATGAGTCGTGCGAGAGCTTCGGCCGCATCGGAGGGAATGGCCACACGCTGAGACCAGTCGCCCTTGCGGTCGAACCGCACCCACGGACGCCCGTCATTCAGATGACAGTCTTCGACATCCAACCCAAGCGCCTCACCGACCCTCGCACCGGTCAACAGCAGCAGACTGCACAGGGCATCCGTCCGCGCACCCATACCGCGTGCTTCGGTCAGAAAAAGCCTAGCCTGCTCGCGGGTGAGGTACGTGCCATCCGAATGACCGTACAGTTTCGGCCTACGCACATGCTCGCCAGGATTGCAGTCGATATACCCCTCCTCGCAGAGATAGCGGTAGAGGCAGCAAACGACGCTCAGATTCCTGCACGCCGTGTTTTTCGCCGCTGGCCGCATGCCGCCGTCATAGGCGGCGAACACCTCGATATGAGTGCGCTTCGCCCGCAGCATGTCGATGCCGTTATCCGCACACCAGCGGAGCCATCGCGATACGACGCTCCGATACCCCGCCCTTGTACCCGGCGTCAGGCCGGCGAGAAAACCGGCGATCATGTCGCTCACCGTTTCCATATGCGCACCGTCTCCTTGCAGATCAAAGGCTTATCGGCTGGACCCTTGACGAATGGCGGAATCCACTGCCTGCGCCTCAACGAATGATTCGGACCATACGCCTGATCCCTCCAGAAGCCGCGCACGATGAAACGATGCGAATACTCACGTCGCACCCGCTCGTCATCATCGGCGCTTCCGCCAGGACGATGCAGATTCTCACGCAGCACCAGCATCTTGACCTTGCGGATTTCCGGGTCGAAACGCGGCGGCAGCGGATGCGCCATATCGGGTTTCGCCGGTTTCGCCTCGCAGATATGCGGCTCCGCGCTCAACGCCCACACCGCGCGCAGCAGATCGCCGAACCATCGGAAACCGCCGACATGCTCATTGAAAATGCCGTTGGCGAATCTGATGACCGGCAGTGAGAATGATTTCGCGTCGCATTCCTTCAGAGCGCATGGATGGTCCGTGAATCCCATCAATTCGATATCGCCGTTGCCGTCGCATTGCCAGAAGAGCGCCGACACATGGGCGTCTCCGACCTTCCTTCCCGTCGCGTCGTCGGTCACGGGGAATCTGACCATTTGGACATCCCCGTCGAAGAAGATAAGCCCGCTTTGCGCCGGCGCTTCCGATTTCGGGAAATCACCTGCCCGGACGGTATCTTCCGTCAGCGCCGTCATGTCCCGGCTGATCCACCAAAGCTGCGCGACGGCGAGATTATCAGCGAAATTCCAAGCCGCTTCCATGCTCCGCGCGTATTGCGAGTGCGCAGCCATCTCCTCCTTTAATGCGACCCGCTCGTATTCCACGAGTTTGTCGCGGATCAGTGGAAGGTGGGATGGGATGAGGCGAAGTCGTCTGTTCCTACTGCGCGTCATGTCAGTCAGCCTCCCCAAGACGGTCGAAAACCTTGTCATACGCTTTCGTCACGCATTCCAAACCCATGCGGTAGACGCTCACGCGATCATGGTCAGACTCCGCCATGCGGCGCTGCCAATCATGCGGGAACGCCACGCTCAACAACGTCTCCCGCACGTCCGGTTTGACAACCTCGATTTTCTGCGGGAACATCGCATCAAAAGTGAGGACACACAAGGCGTAAGCCACCTGCAACGTTCGGTCAGACACGTAGCGGAAAGACTGTTCCGCCACGCGGTCAATCTCTTCCATAGACCACGGAACGGTAGCCGCCAACTTCGCGTACTCTTCCGCATCCTCATAATCCAAGCCGCCATTCATCGAATTGTCCTGAACCGTATCCACCAGGTATTCGTACAGTTCACCGATGATGCCCGCCGTGGAATGGACGAACACAGGCTCAAAATCATTGAAATGACAAGCGAACCACATGCCACACACATGACCGACATAGCCGGTAAGCTCACGCGGCAGCATATTCACGTCAATCATCACAACACCTCGATTTCGTCATTGAACCCCATGAACTCCTGAGTGGTGAACCCGCCATCCTTGACAACGCAGTACAACCAACCCTGGAATCCACCCAAGCGCGCATCACGCATCCCACGAATCAGGTCACGCAGCCACGCGTACACAAGATACGTTTTCGACACGGGACGCCAATAACGCTTACGCTCGACCACATCAAAATGGTCATATGCATACATTTGCTGACCAACGTGAAAATCAGCCCACAATTTCAACGTTTCCATGACACTCACACCTCCCTCGAATCAACGTCACCGAACAGTTCATACCGCAACTGCGCATCAGCATCGAACATCGCCTTGTACGCATCACCAAGAGACTCATAGAAGACGCCATCCACACGCCAACCTTCGTAGCCCTTGGAATCCAACGAACGGAACTCTCTCAGCGCCTCAAGCATCATCTTGCGCGTCAATCGATAATCCGGCACGCTCCTATGAAAATTACCGTCGAACCGGTCAGCAGCAACGTAAGCGTCACGCGCTTTAGTCGTATCGAATGGGACAACAGTACCAATCGGCTCATGGTCGAAATTGAAAGTGTTGACACCGTAAGGCCAATAAACAGCGTAAAAATGGCGGGACATGGTAGAATCTCCTTGCAAATGGTTTGGTTGAGTTAATTACTGTTTGCAATGGCCGGACGGTACTAGGCATACCGTCCGGCCAAACTTTTCAGAACAGGCAATCCATATGACGCGGATCAGGCAGATTGTCGGCAGCCGCGTTGATAACCGTGCTGAGATACGCGGTTATCAACGCGGGACGCTTACCGATCTCCTGTAATACGGCTTGAATGTTCGACTCGATGGACGAATAGCCGGTAGCCTCCAAAGCGGCCTTGACCTGCTGTGCTGTGATGACGACACGTGACATTTCATGCCACCTCGACAATCTCATGCTGAGCGAGGTACGCGGCCACGGACTCTTCCAACGTTTGGTCACTGCCACGCTGGTAGTAGTCACGGTACGCAACCACGCCACTCTTACCGTCGAACGCGACATATGCGACGCGACGGCCCTTGGAATCACGGAAGCCACGCGGCTTATGCACATATCCACCGAACACGTCAGCCAACTCCTTGACCGACTTGCCACCTGGAATCGTGACCACGCGCGCCTTGACACCATGCTGCGCAATCACCTTCGGCGTATCATTGGACGGAATCGGCGGCACTTCGGGAATCTCAACCGTATCCGGTTCAGGCTCAACCGCCTGCGGTTCAGGGGCGACAACCGGCAAATCATCGTAAGTCTCGCACATCTCAGGATGGTCACGCTCGGCCGGGGTGAGGAATGAAATGTCACGTGACACAACCATGCCGCCATCCTCATAAGACAATTCCCAACCATGTTCACGGTCGGCGTCCGACAGGCTCACGCCATGCGCCGTATAATCCCCACAATCAGGGGAAACCATGCAATCGCCACGTTCCACGATCAACGGCACGTCACCGATCTCACTCACGGCCTGAGCGTAATCAGACCCGTTAGGGTCAAGCCACGTGCCACCATCGGCACGATATGCGGCGGCCACACCACGCACCGCCTGAGCATTCTTCACGCCCGGAATCATCCGCCATGATTCAACGCCATCCTTCATCTCGAAACGCCACACGCTAGGGCTATTGACGGAATCAAAGAACATGAAGACACTGGACGAATTGACGGCCCACAGGCCGTTAACTTTGTTCGACATTTTTAAAACTCCCTTGTATGAAAACTTGATTATTTGATGGGCCGTTCACCGCACGGCCCTGAGCGGTTTCACCATTCCAAAACCTTGCTGCCACTCACGAGCACATATGACGTGCCGGATTGATTGCCGTCAACCATGCCACGCCACTCGCAAATACGTTCGTAACCGTCCGAAGTGCTACCGTCCTCCATGCCGCACTGCGGAATGTCGGACAACTCACGGTAGCTCGCTAGGTCAGTTTGGTTGTAATCCTTCGTGGCATAAGTCTCACGCCACCACGTCCACTGCTGCTCAGGCGTACCATGCGGATCGGCAACCGGCTGATCGGAAAGCGCTGGGGAACAAGCCACGCCGAAAGCCAACAGGCCAACAAGCACGGCAACAAGCAGAGTAACCTTCTCACGCATTTGCAACACCCGCCTTGATATAGCCGATACCGGTAAGCGCCGCATGAGTCCTCGCATTCCACCACGGCTGAACAAGCAGCCTGATAAATGCATAAGGCGAACGCCCCGCGAAATACGTTTTGCGCAGACGGTACGTGTACTCCCCATCCCAACGGAACGGAACACGCCGCCCGTCGTTAATGGTCAGACAGTCAGGCGAAAACGTAAGCTTGTTATCAAGCACGTACACGTCTACAGTCGCGTTGATCCGCTTGAAAACATCCTCAATGTACGGTTCGCGTATGAAGAACAAGCCGTTGCGTCCAGGAGCGTCGTCATGAGGGGCGAACACGTAGTAAGTCTTACCGTCGTTCCATTTGACCTCGGTCACGAAAGTGAGAGGTTGGAAGTGTCTATTATCGGGAATCTTGTCAACGTCCATGTAGTCGCTGACAAAAAATTGGTTACTGCTGCACATTTTAAAGCACCTCGATTGTGTTGGAATGTAATGCCCGAACGCGGGCTATATGGGCGTGATTTGATAGGCTCACGCCCGAAAGCCTGGAATATAGGGGGACTACTTACGTTCCCCTCACGCCTCACTCCGCAAGCAGTTCGGAAACTGCATTGTCAAACTCTTCGGAGAACAGCCAAGTACGGTAGAAAACCTCAAGTTTCTCCGCATCATCAAGCGGCGCGTCATAAGCGTAATCACTGTGGATGAATCCATCCCAATCAGCGGAAAACATGACGCCATTAATGTTTTCGGTTGACGTGGCCGTGTTGCATGTCCACGATCCGTTATCATCGCCAGTCACCACCGGGAGAATATCATCACGCCGGTTGCCACACCACTGTTCGGTAGGTGTAACGCCTTCGTCTTCCGCCATGGTAGACAGATTGTCAACGATGGAAGAACGCACCTCACTGCGGTAATCATCTGCGAAACTCATTTTAGATACTCCTATCTAGCGGCCCTGCTAGACTTAGAGCCGCTTGGTTAATTGATTGGTTACATTTACTGAGCAATCGAGCCGGATAGCTGCAACTATCCGGCTCAACTCATTCGTAGGCTAGCCACGCCATAAAGACACGTCTAGCCCTGGCGGATCACTTGGAATCCGCCGAAGAATCGGAATCAGAATCAAGAAGTTTCCTAGGATTGCGCACCTTGAGCACGTCGCAGATACGGATAGCGACTTCTAGGCTCATGCCGCTTGTCTTACGTGTACCAGTCTCGAAAGCCGCTACGCGCTGCCTTGTAACGCCGATTTGTTCGGCTAGCTCACGTTGCGTCAACCCGCGTTTCAGTCTCAATTCCTTTAATCCCATGGCCCTACTCCTAACTTGGATTAGAGGCCATTGTAGACCACTCAGACAGCGCGGGACAATTCCATGCCGGACACCGCGCCACGTTAGCGACTCGACGACGGTTCGGCCTTGCATGGTGTGAGGGTGCATCATGCCTAGTCGCATTCCGTCGCGTCCTTGCCGCGTCCACTCTTCAGTTTTCAAACGTCCATGCCGCCGATTCTTCGGGGCTTCCGGGTTGCCGTCCCGGTCTGCGTATCCGCTGCCGTATCTTTCCTTTCTCTTCGTTGTTGTTTGCTTGTTGGCCCCCATCTTATACGCAACCAATTGATTGCGCAAATCGGGATAGTGAGACTCTGTTAAACCATTGCAAACACTAGCGTTCATCGGCGTGTCGCAACCACACGACGGCGACACAAAGACGGCGAGCGCCACAGCCACGGCGGCCACGGCCACGGCACGACGTCCAGGGCACGGCACGGCGGGTGTGACGTCCAGGGCATGGCAGCCACGGCCACGACGGACGCGACACGGCCACAGCCACGACGTGACCACGACGGCCACGCCACGGCCACGATCGCATAAGAGGAACGTGCCCGCGCAAATATCACACGACACGCCAAAACACAATCGTACAAACGTTCCAATGTTGCACCATGCAACAAACACCCCCGTGGGGGAGTGTCCCCCCGGGTCAAAAAGCCGGGCCGCTGGCTCTCTAGTGCTGACGCTGAATGCTCGCTGGAACATTTTTGGATTACCCGTTACTCACGAAGTCTTCACATATTTAGTGGTTGCAACCGTTGTTGCACCCTACATATTGTGTATAATGTTCCTTGGATTGATGTTGATGGCGGTGAAGCTAGCTTAAGCCACATCAACGTCTGGCCGTCCACTCACAAGGGGAGTGTGAGGATTCTAGATGCGGTACGGTCAGCAGTCCGACCGGTCTATCCCGGGCGTGGCCTATATGGACTCGTACCTATTATTTTGGGCTGGTCTGCAATCCTGTCGGCACAGCCTTTTGGTTGCCGGGTTCGATTCCCGAGGTTTGCTCTAGGTTTCATGGGGTAGCTGCCTATGAGATCGATGGCATTGCTCGAATATCCCCGCTGGAACATGTGGGGGATAAGAGGCTCCCTGCCTTAATCAGGTGGTTGATGACCGAAGGGGAGGCACGGCCAAACGGGTGCATATATACATACACGTTCCTTGCCGTTGGTGGTAAAAGCCAGTCCACCATTCCGCTGTCATGCCAACTTGGACAATAACTAAGTTGGGTTTGGAATGTTGGCAGAGTGGTTTAATGCAACTGTCCCGAAAGCAGTCGCACTGTGAAGTGCCGGAGGTTCGAATCCTTCACATTCCGCGTTGGGGAAGTAGTACTACCCCCGAAGGCAAGCGCCTACCGCTGGCGTTGGCTTGTCTGGAGATGAAAGCGGCGGACGCTTCCGTTAACGGCGACTCGGTGGATGGTTACGCTTCATGGGTGTGACCATCCACATATGGCATTGGTGCAACCGGTAGCATTGCGGTCTCCAAAACCGTCGATGTTGGTTCGAGTCCAACATGCTGTGCTCAGCCTACCCACAGGTTGTGGGAAAGGTCTTCGGAGTCGTCTTGTGGCGGCTCTAGTTTTAGCTGACCCGCCTAGTCTGCGGGAACAGTCTCCTGAGTCGCCGTGGCGGCTCTTGCTTTTGGATGCTTGGCAGAGTGGCTTATTGCACCACCTCGCTAAGGTGGCGACCGGGAACGGTCCGGGGGTTCGACTCCCTCAGCATCCGCGCGCCGTGGCTGGCGGTAAAAAGCCATTGTGATGATGCCATTGGTTCCTTATGGCTCTCTGGGGGTTGAACGAGCGTCCCATGCTCCTGTTGTGGGTGGAGTGTGGGACGCTTGTTCTTTTGCTTTGGTGGCGGAATGGTAGACGCGGCGCACTCAAAATGCGCTACCTGTAGGGTGTGAGGGTTCGAATCCCTCCCGGAGCACTTGGGTTGGTTGATCTGAGAACTTTTCCTGCTGGGATGTTTCCCATTTGGCGTGTTTTCCTGCTCAGCACCGGCCAACCCTGTTTTTGTGGAGGCATTGTGGCGTGGTCTAGTTCCCATCGTGATGAACGGTTCAATCCTGATTGGCCGCGTGTCCGTGCGATGATTCTTGAACGGGATGGGCATAGGTGCCAGTGGCCGGTCAAGGATGATTACGGGAATGTTCGCCTGTGCGGACGGTATGGGAATGAGGTTGACCATAAGGTTCGTAATCCCGTCCATGATGATGATCGTCCTGAGAATTTGTGGGTGTTGTGTCGTTGGCATCATCAGCGGAAGACCGAGGGTGAGTCTGCTGAGGTTCGTCGTGCAAAGGGTAGGAGTCGGAGGGAGAAGCGTTGGTATTCTCACCCGGCTTTCAAGTGAATGAGTTCATGTGCGCGGTTGCCGGTTGCGCTAATCCGGTGTGCGCGAAGGGATTGTGTCGTTCGCATTACGACCGTGACCGTTATTCGGGGTCTCCGCTGAAGCCGTTGCGCCAGCGCATGTGTCCCCAATGCCATACGTGGTTTGATCCGAAGCGTTCCGACCAGTTGTTTTGTTCTGGGCGTTGCCGTGTGGCGTATAAGCGTGCTCGTGATGATGATAAGTCGTTGCCGGTGAAGCCTGAAACGACTATGTATGTGCGTCCGGTTGACGTGTCCGAGCTTGAGTCCGAGCTTGTTGTTGAGTCTTTTACTGATTCTCAGGTGGTTGAGAAGTGTGGCGGCTTGTGCGCGAAATGCCATGAGCCGGTTGATGTTGGTTCGAGTGGTGCCGATGGTGCCGCTTTCGTGTGGAAGGTTCCGTTGGAGAAGTCGCATAGTGCGACTTTGGCGAATCGTCTGCTGGTTCACAAGCGTTGCGAGGGTGGAACGTCCTAGCTTCGCGTATTGCCTGAAACGGGCGGATTGTGAGGCTGGCTGTGGCTGGTAATGGTCGTGGTGCGCAGAAGTCGAAGAATCCGATTCTTCGTGCGCCTGATAGTCCGATGGGTTTGGAGTTTCCTGCTGTTCGTCCTGATGGGCAGGAGTGGCTTGAACGGACGAAGAAGTGGTATGAGTCGCTTCGTGTCAGTCCGTTGGCTCAGCGTATGGGTGTTGAGGTCGACTGGTACGCGGTTCAGGATTTGGCGTTGTTGAAGGATGATTTCTGGCGTCCGAAGACTAAGGGCCGTTGGATGTTGGCTTCCGAGATTCGTCAGCGTGAGGCCACGTTGGGCATTACGCCCGAGGCTCGTGTGAGGTTGAAGTTCGATGCTCCGCAGCCTGACGATATGAAGGCTTCCGCGTATGAGGGCGATACCGAGGGCGCTCGTAACGTTCAACGGAACAGGCAGCGTGCTTCCGCATTGGGTTTGCGTGTCATTGACGGTGGTGCCTGATGCATACGCGCATTCCCGAATTGCATGGCGAGGATTTGACTCGTTCGATGGGAATGTTCGCGGTTTGGTGGATTGAGACTTTCTTCCGTGTTGGTCGTGGTGGCGGTGTTGGCTTGCCCGAGACGTTCGACATGGACGAGTACGTGTTCATGCTGCACGCCTATGCGTTGACCGAGTGGGGTACCCGCCGGTTCAATCGTGTGTTTTATTCGCGTGCGAAGGGTAAGAACAAGTCCGGTAAGGCCGCTGGCATTTGCGCGTTCGAGGGTTTGGCTCCTTGCAGGTTCGATCATTGGGCGGAAGAGGGGGAGACTTACGAGTTTCTGGGCGAGGTCTACCCGTATGCGAAGGGTGAGCCTGTCGGCCGTATGGTGCAGATGCCGCAGATTCTCTGCTTGGCTACCGCCGAAGGTCAGACTGGTAACATCTTCGATTCGATTTACTACAACTGCGATCAAGGCCCTTTGAGCCAGTTGAAGGGTGTCGGCCTTGATGTTGGCCGTACTCGTATCGGATTGCCGGAGGGTGGGGAGATTGTTCCCACCACGAGTGGTGCCGCGTCCAAGGATGGCGGTTTGGAAACGTTCGCCGCCTGTGATGAAACCCACTTGTACAACACGAACAAGCTTCGCAACATGTACAAGACCGTTCAACGTAACCTCGGCAAACGTAAAGGTGATGCAGACCCGTGGATTCTTGAAACGTCCACCATGTACAAGCCAGGCGAAGAGTCCATCGCTGAAACATCGTACAAGTATGCGTGGGATACCGCTTCGGGCAAAATCAAGCATCGTAGCGGCATCTACTTCGACCATGTGTATGCGAATATCGACTTGGATGATTTCGCTGACGAGAAGAAGGTTCTCCGCGCCTTGCAGGTCGCGTATGGTGCGAGTGCGAAGAGTTCGGACGGTAAGGATCATCTGATATTGCCCGATGGTCGTATGACCGTGTTGAATGCTGATGGTGTTGACCCCGAAGGTCACACGTATTGGGATGGTGAGCTTGGCCCGTCGAAGGATGGGTGGATTGACCTGAATGGTCAGATGGACCAGATTTACCAGCCTGACTCCGATCCTGCTGATTCGATGCGCTATTTTTTCAACACTTTGTCGAGTGTGCATGACGCTTGGCTTACCGAGTCGGATATTCAGTCCCACATGCTGTATCGGGATGAAATGCATACGGCGTTCAATTCGATTCGTTTGGATGGCGCGTGGCAACGGTTCGTGACGAAACGTGAGCCTATAACGCTTGGCTTCGATGGTTCCGTGTCGGATGATTCGACGGCTCTTGTTGGATGCCGCGTGTCCGATGGCATGTTGTTCCTGATAAAGCTTGAATCCGCGCCCGATGGTCCCGAGAAGGCCACTTGGCGTGTGAACCGTGATGCGTTCGACGGCATGGTTCGTTGGATGATGGACAATTACAACGTTGTCGGATTCTTCGCTGATGTCGCCTATTTCGAGCAGATGATTGGCGGCTGGGAGAAGGATTATGGGAAGAAGTTGAAGGTCGGGCCGCGTAAGGGTGGCGACAAGATCAAGTTCTGGACTAACAACTGGTATAAGGACATGCAGGTTGCGTTGGATAACGCTCATACCGCGTTCCGGTACCCGTATACGGAGCCTGAACGTAAGTCGAAGCCCATCAAGGATGATATAGCGTTGCTTGCCGATCCGCGATTGGTGAATCATTTCCGTAATGCGCGTAGGCGGGAGACTCGTACTGGTTATGCGATTTATAAGGAGTCTCCTAATTCGCCGGACAAGATTGATGCGTGCATGGCTGGCCTGTTGGCTTATACGGCGCGTGGAAAGTATTTGGAATTGGCTGACGAGAAGCGGCGTTACGCGCCGTCGAGAATCTACTGATGGAAGAGGTGCCCTGTGGCAGAGTTGCAGCTAATCATTGATGGGGCATCCATTGATGATGATGATGCTTACGTGATTACGTCGTTGGCGCAGGAGTGGGGTTCCCGTCTCTTGGATATTGCCGAGTTGAAGTTGTTCAAGGATGGCAAGGAGATGGTGGACAAGAGCAGTGTTCCGCAGGGTGTTGACCCGAACGCGGCTCCCGTTTACAAACTGATGCGCCAGTTGGGTGTCGTGAATCTCGCACGTCGTATCAGCGAGAGTGTGACCGACCGGCAGCAACCTAATGGTTTCCGTAAGGTTGAGGATTCCTCGTTGAAGGATACCGATGCCGACCAGATGGCCAAGCAGTGTGGCCTGTCGTTCATTCTCCGCCGTCATCTACTACCTGACAAGGGCGATTACGGGTGTTCGTTCGCTCTCGTTGGAGAAGGGCAGGGAAACCGTTATATCAAGGCGTTGAGTCCTTGGGAAGCGTGGATGTCCAACAATGACGATGCGGCGATCATGTATTCGCATGATGACAAGCATGGTGTCGAGACTCTTACCTTGTTCCGTATCGAACGTGACGATGACGGGTTCTCCAAGCGTGTGTATTCGCGTGTGGCGTACAGAGAATCCGAACGTACTGTAGTCAATCCTTCCGATGATGGGGACCTTGCCGTTTTCATCAATCAAGGCAAGGCGTGGAGTCCTGGCACGAACTGGAAGTGGGATGATAGTAAGGGCGACGAATACGATTACGCTCTGGACTGTGACTCATTGCCTATAGTCCGGCTGAGCACGGTTGACGGTCAAGGCTTATTCGAGCCGTATCTTCCGATGTTGAAGCGTATCGACCGTGAGGTGTTCGACCGCCTGTGCATCACGATGATGCAGGCGTTCCGTCAGCGTGCGATCAAGGGTACTGTTCCGACCACGTATACCGAGGAGGATCAGGAAGTCATCGACGGTGAGAAACAGGCCGGTGATCCGATTGATTTGGCGTCCACGTTCGCGGTTGGCCCGGCTGCGTTGTGGAAACTTCCTGATGGTGTTGATATTTGGGAGTCGCAGACCACCGATACCGGTGGTTTGCAGAACATCATCGTTTCCGACGTGAAGCAGCTTGCCGCAGTGTCCGGCATTCCGTTGGACATTCTTTCGCCTGACGTGCAGGGTTCCGCGAATGGTGCGGAGTTGAAGCGTGAGACGTTGAAGTTCAAGGTTCAGACCATGAACGATCTTGACGCTGAGCCTATTGTCCGTATGATTCGTATGGCTTTGGCGTTGGATGGGTCTAAGGCTTCGCAGAGCGAGTTCGAGATGGTGTGGAAGCCGATGGATACGACCAGTTCGCTTGAGCAGGCTCAGGCTTGCCAACTGTTGTATCAGAGCGGCCTGTTGGCTCGTAGGACGATTCTCACGCACAAGATGGGTTATACGGCTCAGGATGTTGCCGAGGATGATATGAACCGTCTTGCCGACCAGTTCAATGTTTCCGGCCAGTCGGATAAGGGTACTGCGAAGCTTGTTGCCGCAGTGGAACCTGCTACGGGTTGGGATGATGAAACCCAGTCCGCTGTGGATGGCTTGCCTAATGTTGATGTCGAGCTTGTCGATGAAGGCGAGATTGAGTCCTGATGTCTGGGAAAACGCTTGAATCGTTGTCCGACACGCTTGAACAGGCTCGTGCCGCTTTGGTGAACCAGTATGTGAGTCAGGCGCGCAGGATGTGGGATATGTTGACTCCCGCTGACTGGTGGAATGATGGCATGACGTTTGCCGTCGCGGCTCGCATGGCGTTGTTGGAGATGGCGTTGATTCAGCAGGTGCGCCTGTTGGGTGTTTCCTATGCGGATGAAACGTTGAGGATTGTCGGCGTCAATCCGAAGGGTGATGTGCCGAATCTCGTGTTTCCGCGTGACAATACCGACCCGTGGCTTGTGGCCCAGCGTCCGGCTGACTCGTATCGTTCCGCCGCTGTCAAGTCTCCTGCGATTCGCCCGCAGTCTTGGCCTGATAAGACCGATGAATTGTTCAGTGAGGTTGACAAGTGGCTTGAACAGGCGTTCAACCGGTTGCAGACCACTGTTGACGAGGACGTGTCCAGAGCGCAGACGAGCGCCACGCTTGACAAGTATCGGCGTAGCAAGGTTTTGGAATACCGCAGGGTGTTGCATCCTGAACTATCCAAGACCGGCTCGTGCGGCTTGTGCGTCGTGGCTGCTGACCGCTGGTATTCGACTGCCGACCTACTGCCGTTGCACGCTAACTGCCATTGCGGTGTCGCACCGGCTGGCAGCGACTATGACCCCGGATTCCAGTTGAATCAGAAGGATTTGAAACGACTGTACGACGAGGCCGGTGGCACTACCGCGTCCGCGTTGAAGCAGGTGAAAGTCAAGACGATCACTCATGGAGAGCTTGGCCCCGTGCTTCTCGCTGAGGATGCTGAGGATACGCCTGATCCGGTTCCGTCGAAGGATTCGGACGCTTGGCATACGCCTGACCGTCAGTCCACGTTGACTCAATGCCGTCGCATGGAGAATCGGGCAATCGAGTTCAACCGGCGCTACAAGGAAGTGCAGAAGGCCGGTAAGCCGGTGACTTTCCGCTATGAGGGGAGAACGTTCACGTTCAAACCTTCCAAGAATTTGAAACAGGCTATGGCATGGCAGAAGACCATGCTCAACCAGATGCGGTCGATGCTTGGCGAGGCCGCGTAACACTATTGAAAGGATTCAAGCCTAATGGCTGATGAAAATACCAATACCGCTGAAACGGCGGCATCTACGAATGCGCCTGAAACGGGCGTGAACGCGCAGCCGAAGGACACTGCCACTTCTCCTGTAGCCGCCAATACGGCGTCTCAAAAGAATGGTGCGGATGACCTTTCCGAGAAGTTGGGCATGTGGAAGCATCAGGCCCGTGAGAACGAGCAGAAGATGTATGAGAATCGTGATCGCGCCAATGCCGCCGAAGCAAAGCTTGCCGACACGGAAGGCCGTCTCGCTGACGCTGAGGTTCGTATCGCCAGGCTGACCGCGCAGAAGCAGCATCCTGAGATTACGGACGAGGCTTTCGATGCCTTGTGCAAGGAAACCGACCCTGACGAGATCATCAAATGGGCCGATTCGTATGTTCAGTTCATGCCGAGCAAACCTGAAACGGGTGGGCATGATTCCGCCGATGATTCCTCGCGTAACACGGGGAAACAGGCTATGAAAACCGCTTTGTCCAATTCCGCGCCGCATGTTCACGCTCCCGCTCAGGGTGACGCGAAGAGTGGCTACGAGTTTGGGCTTAAGCATTCGTTGATTAATTCCAAGAAGGAGTAAACCTATGGTAAACGCTATGGTTCATCCTGAGAACTTTACCGCGCCCCAAGATAAGCAGAAGTGGCTGCTGAACCGTATTACTGACGGTGTTAAGAAGGTCACTCTTGACTTGTCCACGTTCGTTGGCGGTGCAAACGAGTCCAAGTATTTCGCGTCCATCGACGATGAGAACACTGTCGCATACCTGTATTCCGGCATTCCGCTGGCTCGTATCAATAACACTAATAATTTTGGGCCGTATGATCCGACTGCAAAAGATGGCCGTCAGAATAAGGTTGCCGGTTTCCTTGAGTCTCAGGTCAAGGTCGAGTTCACCCGCAAGGGTTTGAAGGAACAGTATGTTGATTCCGGCTTGCGTTACATGGCCGTGATCGACAAGGGTGAACTGCCGGTGGCTATCAACGGCGCGAAGGTTGATGGGCTGATTCTGTCCTATGACGTCAGTGCCGGTTCCGATGTCGAACTGCTGTCCACTGTGACCGCATCCGGTTCCTATACTCTCCCCGCCGCATCCGCCAGTGCTCTTGGCGGCGTGAAGAAAATCGCCACTCCGTCCGAGGACACTGTGTCCGCTTTGAAGAGCGCTTTGAAGAGCGCCGGTATTTTCGGCTGACGGCCGTTTTAAACAATTATTTTCCAACCCGCCCATTGTGGCGGGTTTTCTTATATAGGAAGGCTTTTCTATGGCTCTGGTAAACAAGGATTTCATTACCCCTGCCGAAGCGTCCGGCATCGTGCTTGGCGCTTATCAGGGTGCCACTTCCGCTTTGCCGTTCGGTCAGATTCTGGCTGACATGAACAATCCGACTGGTGTCAACGTCAGCTGGGTTCCGAACCAGCCGCGTTTTGAGGTGGACACTATTGAGTACTCCGCATATGATGCCGAGGCGCCGTACGATGAGACTCACGCTGGCGGTAAGAAGATGTATACGGAGATGCTGCCGTTGCGTAAGCGTCACCGTGTGTCCGAAGAGGATATCGTAAAGGGTGTCGCTTCTTCGAGCTTCACCATCGACCCGGAAGTGAATGGTGTGGTTGCCACTCCTACCGCCGCTGATAATCTGCGTGAGGCGTTCGTGCGTCTTGGCAAGGAATTGGCGTTTACTTTGGAGATGTACCGTGTCGAAGCTACCGTTGACGCGAAGATTTCCCCGAAGTCTGGTTCCGCTTTCGATAATGAGTGGGATTACGCGCGTGATTCGTCTTTGACCATCAACAAGTCCACTGGTCAGACTTGGGCTGATGGCGGCGATCCGGTCCAGGACTTGCGTGACTGGGCCGACAAGATTGATGCCGTCGAAGGTGACGCTCCGAGCATCATGCTCACCACCAAGAAGGTGTGGCGTGCGTTGGCTAAGAACGCCGCGATGATTAAGTACTATTATCCGACCACCGCTAAGGCTTCACTGCCGAACCTGTTGAAAGATGACGAACTCAAGTATGTGCTCGTGCAGATGACCGACATTCGAGACGTAATCATCGTTGACGACATGTACAAGGATTACGCGCGTCAGATGAAGATTGAACTGCCGGGCAAGGTCAAGTCGTTCTTCCCTGAGAACACCGTGCTGTTGATTCCGGCGTTGGGTGACACGTCCATGGGCTACACCGCTTTTGGTCCGACCGCTCAAGCCAAGGAGAAGGCCGTGTATGGCATTACTCGTGAATATGATGCCGGTCCGGTCGGTGTCGTGCTGGATTCCACCGGCACCAATCCGGGCTATGAGGCGCTTGTGAACGCTTCCGCCCTGCCTGTGCTGGTCAAGTCCAACAGCACTTTGAAGGCAACTGTTCTGACCGCATGATCTAGGAGGCGCGTATGAGCACGTCAATCATCGACAACATCGACTGGTTGAAGTATATGCGCGTCTACGGTTCCGCCGACGCGGATTCATTTGAAGAGCATTTCGACACTGATTGGATTTCCGCTCAATGCCGAAAGGCCGCTCTCATCTGTTTGAGCGAATGCCCGATTGTCCGGACACGCTTGAAGAAGGGGCGCCTCTCTGAAAGTGATTTCGCGTCGGTCGTATGCGAAATGGTGTTGCGCGTAGTACGTTTCAACCGGTTCAAAACCGAAGCGAACGGTTCTTACTCGTACACGGAGCATGATCCGCAGCAGAATCAGCCTGGCTATGATCCAAGTCCCCGGCTGTTCTTGTCGAAAGCTGAGAAATCGATTCTGAATGGTTTCGCTGAATCCGCTGGCACGATGTCACACATCAGTCTTGGTTTCGACCCCGGTTATGGAGGTTGATGATGGCGTTTCTGTTTGACGATGATACGAATGAACGCCATTACCTCTACGAGGATGACCAAACCGATTACGGTGGTCAGAAACAGCTGTTCGACACGGATTATGTCGTTGTGATTCCTCGCAAGCATGTTCAGGACGCGCACGGCGGCCAGTATGTGCAGACTGGCGATCCCGTGAAGGTCATCTGCTGTGTTGAGGGTCGTGCGCAACAGGCTGGCATGTTCTCTATTTCTGGAGCTGAGGATAAGACGCCATCTTCGGATAACCCCGGCGGTTTGGAAGAGGTCACTCCTTTGCAGATTCTTGCGAGGGAATGGCCCGGTGACATTTATTCCCGGATCTGGTATAAGGGCGATTATTACGATGCCGACGGCGCTCCTACGTGGCGTGGGAGTGGTTCTCGTTTCTCCCGGCATTGGGAGGTTCGTGCACGTCGTGTTGTTATTGGCGATTATCTTGATGGCGGCATTTCCGAGCCTGAATGGGTGAAGGAGGTGGGCGGCGTTGGGAAGAGTCACGGTTCGACGTAGCGTCGCTACCGATATTGCGAAGATGTATGGGCCGGAACTTACACGCCGCGCCGCCGTGCATAGCGTGTCTGCCGTCCGCGCGAAGGCGAATGAGGCCGCTACGCATTCAAGCGTTGCGGATAGGATCGAGGTTTCCGTTCGCAAAGTCGGCTGGCATCATCAGATTGTCATGTCCGTCATGGGCCGTGATGGCACGCAGGTCGCTCCGCATTTGGAGTTCGGCTATTTCAACCGGTGGCTTGAGCACAAGTATGGGCCTCGTGATCCGAGAGCGCGTATTCCGGGAAAACATATCATGTTTGATTCGTTGAGTCGGGTGAGATTGTGACGGACAACATTTTTCAGCGTCTTGCCATTGACGTTCGTGAGTCAATCGATGCGGAACAGTTGGTTTATGAACTGTTGAATCGGGCGTATCCGTGCGAGGAGTGGCCTGATGTGAAGGTTTGCAGCGAGCTTGACTTGCCTTTGAACGCTTACGGTGAACGTGGACAGGTTCTTCTCTATTATGTTTCCGCTCCCGAACAGTTTGACCGTGGATTGTGGCGTTTCGGCGTGACGTTCACGGTTTTGGCCGCTGACTGTAATAATCCTCACGGTTTTGCACGTCACTTGTATAAGACGGTGCAGGGTTGGCCGTTCGAGGAGTCCACGACAGCTGGAACGGTCGGCACCGTGTCTGTGACGGCGCAGAAGCGGCAGTCTGATTCAAAAGAGAATCAAGGCAAGAACGTCAAGGAGTATGGGCTGTCGGCTGTTGTGACTGCCCGCGATTCGTTCAAGGCTTGACCGGTATCGGTCAAGCCTTTTCTTTTATCAATTTCAAGTAGAAAGGCACCATTATGGCTATTAATGCCGATGGTCTGATTCAGGCGTCTCGCGGTACGTTGTTCACGGCTCCCGCGAAGACCGCTCTTCCAACCAAAGTTTCCTCGTTCTTGTTGAACAGTGGCACTGTTGCCGCCGCTGGCAGCGGTTCCGTCGTGAATTGGGAGAATATCGGCCATACCTCCAACAACAACAAGATCAGCTTCAGCAAGGATGGCGGGGACACCACCACGAAGGACACGTGGCTTGTCGCCGGTGCGAAGAGTTCTACCGAGGCCCCGACCATCACCGTGTCCGGCGCGTCCGTGCAGGGTGATTCGGCCACCATCACGAAGGTCACTGGCGGTTGGGCCGGCGATCAGGGCGGCATCGTCGTGCCGTTGCAGCCCGTGGTGCAGCATCTGGCGTTGTTCGTTCTCGCCTACGATGATTCCGACAAGCTGAGCTTCGGATTGTATCTGCCGGAGACCGATTTCACGTTCGATAACGTCAGTCTCGCCGATGAGGATTTCGCGGAGTTCAGCTTCAATGCTGTCGTGAAATCCACTAGCGTGCTGAAGGCCGGTGCCAATGGTGAGGTTGGCGCGTACCAGATTTTCGCCCCGGAGACGTTCGTGTCAAAATAACCAGCCCGGATTCCAGTGGTAAGAATCCGGGTGATTCCTCCCAGACCGTATCGGGTTTGACCTCGAAGGACTGAGATTTCCTATTGCCCCCGCATGTACCCATCCGTGCGGGGGCAATTCTTTCCAACGATTGGCAGATGGGTTTTTTGATGGGGATTACAGATTATGGCTTCCAAAACTGATAAGAACACTGTTAAGACCGTTCCGGAGATTCCTGACACGCTGGCTGAGTTCGTCGAACAGCACGAGGAACTGGCCGGATGCCCTGAGTTCGTTCCGGCTCATGAGTTCTCCGTGGCGCAGACATGCGATTTCATGGTCGTCGATGCCGTGGCGTCCGACAGTTACGGCGTGTTCCGCAAGAAGACTTCCGATGATGTCGATTCAAGTCTGGCTATAGCCAGGATGGTGGCTGCCAGCGATAGTTTCTTCGAGAAGATCGCCAAGGACGTTGACGCCTACCACAAGTGGGTCACTGGCAGGACTCCGACTGTCCTGGTGCAGGTGTTCACGCTGCTTAACGCATTTTATGGCGCGTCCTTGGGAAAATCCGAAGCGTCAAGGACGCCTACCGGAAATGCAAAGTAGAGCTTACGTGTGATTTCCGTAGGTTCTACAATCTGAATCTTCCCGCCGCCATGCATGAGTATGACGGCGGTTTTCTTTTGACCCTTATCGGCGGGCTTGCCGGCTATGACGAGTCGTTGTATCGGGAATGGTTGCTGAACCATCCTGATGAGCGTGCCCGCGCCGAGTCCGAGAGTGATTCCGGTTTGAGTTTTCACGGGTTCACTCAGGATACGAGTCTGCTGTTGGGTATTTACAATCAGGTCGGCTTGCTGGTTTCCGGCACATTGCAGTTCAAGGACGGCAAGCATCCTGAGTTCAAACCGATTATGCCCCCTCACGCCGCCGATGGCGTTGATAGGCGTGTTTCCGCCAACTTCGAGTCGATGAAGGCGTTTCTGGGCATGTGATTGAAAAACAGGGGTTCTTATGGTGGAGTATCTCGCCGGTTCCGTTGGAATCGATATTTATCCGAATACCAAAGGGTTTGGCGAAGAACTCCGCCGTAAGCTCGCCCGGTACGCTGATGACGATTTCGATGTTCGTGTGACGCCTGACGTTGACATGTCTCGTTGGCGTGCGGCGAAAAGGCGTATCGAGGATGATGGCATCGTCCAGAATGTTGAGATTCGTGGCGATGACTCCGATCTGAAACGTGTTCTTCGGGACATTGATAAACGTAAAGTATCCCCGAAAGTCGAGCTGACCGACGCTTTGCGTGATCTGCGAACGATGCGCAAGCAAGTTCAGTCTTCCGACAAGGCCGTTTCCGCGATGAACAAGCGTATCGCCAATGGTGGTGACGCTTGGCGCAAGGTCACGCTGAAAAGCAAATCGTATCAGGATGCGGTGAAACGTAACACGCGGTTGACCACGGCGTATGCGAGCAAGCAGATCGACGTTTTGGATAACGTCAAGAAGCACATTCGCAGTATGCAGGATGCTATCGAGAAGGTCAAGCCTCTGGGCAGTTCCAACAATGTCTCGATGGCTCGCGCCAATCGTCTTGTCGAACAGCTTGACAATGCGATGCAGCAGTTGAAGCGCAACAGCAAGGCGAACATCCGTGTTGACGTCAACGATGTTTCCGAGGTCGTCAACGTTCTTGAGAACGTGTCCAAGCGTCTGAAGCAGATCGATGGGATGGACGCCCACGCGAAGGTCTATCTCGACGGCGCGAAAAGCATGGAACGCGAACTGGAAGCGTTGAAGCGGAAATTCCGCAGTCTTCCGAATGACATCGAAACGGATTACAAGTCAGCCATCGACAAGCTGAATCTTGCTGCGTTCCATGCTGGCAAGGATAAGAACTACCACTATGAGGTCAATCTTGATTTGGATGTGACCCGTGCACGTGAGAAGGCCAAGAAGCTTCAAGAAGATTATAAGAAGCTTGAAATGGACATCGACCTTAAAACGGCTGGTGCCCGCGCCCATCTTGCCATGCTCACCCGCCCGCGTTCCGTCGAGATTTACGCGAAACTCCATGCCACTGATTTCGGCAAAATGCTGGATGGTATGACGTATGGCGCGACTGGTCTTCGCGCCGTCAACAACCAATTCCAGAAATTCGTGAATTTCATGGACTCGTTGGATGAGAAGGTTCCATTCTTCTCCGCATTGGGTACCGTGTTCGCCGGTGTTTCCGCTGGCGCTATCAACATGTCCCGTAGCGTGCTTGGTGTCGGCTCTTCGATTGTTTCCATGTCGAAGGCCGCATTGGCGGCTCCTGCCGCTCTTGTCGGATTGGGTGCCGCCTATGCGTCCGTGAAGATGATTTGGGGCGAAAAGGGCGCCACTTGGAGCGAGCAGATCGACATTGCATCCACAAAGTTAGGCAAACTGTCCGACAGTGTGGTGAACGCGTTCTACGGTCAGGCGCGTCCAGCAATTCGCGGGTTGGCTGATTCCATTGCCGACACGTTGATTCCCCAAATGTCAACTCTTGCCGACCATGAGGGACGAATCGTCGTCGGCATGACCAAGATGGTCAAGGAAGCCGATAAGACAAGCGTCGTATCCAGCATTTTCAACGATGTGAATAAGTCGTTGACTTATTTGGAACCGGGTGTTGAGAGCCTTGTCAAGGCTTTTCTGAATCTTGGCGATTCAACTAGCCAGTATCTTCCTCGTGCCACACGGTATGTGAGTGAGCTTGCGGATCAGTTCGCACGTTGGGTTGATAATGCTCGCGCGTCCGGTGAGATTGAGAAGTCGATGCAGCGTGTCATTGAACAGGCTGGATATTTGAAGAATTCCGTGAAAGCGCTCATGGGTATTGCTTCCGGCTTGTATTCCGCTTTGGCTGAGGACCAGAATGGCATCCAAAGCTTCTCCAAGGAGTTGCAGAAGGCGGATAAGGCTGTCAATTCGGCAAAGTTCCAAGACACGTTGAAGTCGTGGGCTGTTGGCGCTAAAGTGGCGCAGTCCGCGATGCGTGATTCATTCTCCGAGATTGGTGACGCTGGCTATTCTTTGCGGCATACCGTGGGAAATGTTTTCGGTGATGCCGGTAGGACGATTGCTTCGTTCACGAAGAATGTGAGCCGCCTGTTGAAGAACAGTAGCGGTGGTATTTCCGATTTTTCGTCTGGCGTTTCCAACGGATTTCAGAAGGTGTTCAACGCTGTTGGCGATGTGAGTCCGATGTTCAGCCAGTTGCTTTCGACTGTCGGGCAACTGTCTAAGACGTTCGGCGGCACATTGGCTGCTTCTCTTCGTGCTTCTGCTCCGCTGATTCAGGCTATCGCTACCGCCGCCGAGGCTGTGGCTAAGGCTTTCAGCGCGTTGCTGCCGGAACCGATTCAGGCCGCGTTGGGCGTGTTCGCCACGTTCGGCAAGGCTGGCAAGACCGCTTTGGACACGGTGAAGCTTGCCGTGGTTGAGAACACGATGAAGTCGTTGCAATGGCAGAAGGCTTTGATGGAGTTGGGTGTGACTTCCGCCGGTACTGGTGTGACGTTGAAGAATGTCGCTCAGGGGTGGGTGGCGTCTAATCCCGCTGTTTCTAAGTTCGTGTCGAATGTCGGCTCTGCTGAGGGCGCGATGGGCAAGGTGAAGGCTGTTGCGTCTGGTTTGGGTGGGATGCTTGCGTCTACGGTTTCCAATCCGGTGACTTGGGGCGTGGCTGCCATTACGGCAGCAGTCGCAGCGTATTCCGATTACAATGCGAAAGCTCAGGCGACTGAGCGTGCTTCCGAGAATATTGCGACGGCGTTGGGTAAGATTCCTGATTCGGCCGCCGAAGCTTCCGGCGCGTTATCTAATGTCGCTTCCGCGATTCGGGATGCGTTCAAGGACGGTAATTATGCTGAGACTGGTTGGAGCTGGTTGGATGATTGGACAACTGGATTCAAGAATACTGCCGAAGCCGCCGACAAGCTTGGTGTTTCGACCACTGACCTGAGCAAGGCTGCGAGCGGCAGTACGAAGGCTTACAACTCGATGATGAATCAGTTGAAGGCCACATATGATGCTCACAGCACCTATTCGGCTACCGCGACGCAGAATTACGGTAATGAAGCTGGTGCAGCCAAGAAGCTTATAGCAGTAATGGAAAAGGCGCGTCAGCAGTACATCGATAATGCGGAAGCGACATCCGTTGCGAATGGTCATGCTGCCGGCTATGCGAAGAGTTTGATCGAGATGGGTGAGGATTCCGATTCGGTTTCCATTGCCATTGCGACTCAATCTCAACGTCAGCAGATGTTGAACAGTGCCACTCAGAAGTACAACGATATCGTCAACAATCAGCGTACCGCGCAGCAGAACGCTTTGAGTGTCGCAACGGAATATGGTCAGATTTACAACGGTTTGGGTGATTCCATCCAACGCATCAAGGATTTGGGCGTACAGAACGTTTGGGACAGTGCCGCAGACTCGTTCAATAACATGACCGAGGCTGGACAGTTGGCTCAAACCAGTTTGCAGAATCTCGCTACGACAGGCCATGATTGGCTTGAACAGTTGGTTGCTTCCGGCGCGTCAACCGATGAGGTGAATGCGAAACAGCAGGAATTGTCAACACAGTTCTACGAGACGGCGAAGGCGATGGGCGTCCCGGAGTCGGAGATTCAGAAACTGCAACAACTGTATGGGTTGACTCCTGAAGAGGTCAAGACATTGTTCAAGACCGAAACGGAACAATCGAAGCAGAATCTGACATCCTACTTGTCTGATTTGCGGGCATTGTTCCCCGGCGAGGGCAATACGGCCATCTTCACCACGGTCCTTGACGGCATCAACAGCGGAGCATTGTCCAGCGCGGATGAGGTTCAATCAACCGTGAACAATCTCATGAACAATGCGAGCACAGACGGTTCAGGCAAATACACCATCGTGTTGGACGCAGACGGCAATCAGGCCGTTGTCGCTACCGATGAGGTCAGGAAACATGCCGACCTGTTCAAGAAAGGCACTGATGGCAATGGCTATACGACCAATCTGAAGGCTTCCGATCTTGCTTCGATGACCATTGACTATTTGAAAGGCGACGCCAACGCCTACGGTTCGTTGAGACCCACCGCGTCACTCGGCGCGAGGGACAACACCCAGCCTGCGAAACGCAGTGCTGAGCGCACCGCGAACCAGTGGAATGGAAGCACGTATAACGCACAGTTCGGTGGAAATATTTCCGGTGGCTTCTGGGGAATGCTCGGCACTTTGTGGAGCGAGGGCAAAAGCTGGGCGAGCAGGACGTTCAACGCTATTTTCGGAGTCAAGAAGAGGCGTGCGACAGGCGGTAGCGTTGAAGGCGATAATGTGACACGAACCGGCAGGATCGTCGGGCGCGGAACGAACACGAGCGATTCCATCGCTTTGAACGATTCCACTGACGTGTCCACCGGTGAATATGTCGTACGTGCCGCCGCAGTGCATAGCATGGAAGCCCTGTACGGCAAGGGAGTGATGAGCGCCATCAATGCGAGCGGTGACATCCCAAGCCAGTATTTGAAGAACGCGCGTCGTATGACTCGTGTTTCGATGCCTTCCATGGTTTCGGACTATTCCGCAGGCTCTTCCGAAGATGTCAAGTTTGAAAGCGGCCCTACATACAACATCACGCAGAACTTCCAATATCCGACCATCACGCCAATCTCGGTTCAGACGAATCAGAAGTTGGACAAGGCTGCGATGATCGGCATGTGAGAGGGGAGTATCGTGGCTTTTTCCACGTGTTTCTACAAGTTGAATAATGTTCCTCTTGATTCGGAGAACTGCATCGTCACTGTTGGTTCGACATTGTTGAGCGCCATCAGTGTTGACCGTACCGTTTCGACGGTTCCGCAACGGCATGGTTCTATCCCTTCCGGCATGACGCCTAGGTTTTCGGAACGTCAATTGTCGTTGCAGGTATGCGCGTGGGAGCCTGATGTGCTTGGTGAATCATCCAGGCTGATGCGGTTATGCACGATGCCGAATCTTGTCATGAGTCGGATTGTCGATGGTGTCGAGCAGCGTACCCGTGTCGAGTTGACCTCTTTGAGTCCTGATGATTCCAAGAGTCATCCGAACAGGTTTGTTCCGTTCACTGCCGTGTTCGCCATGCCTGACGTGTGGTGGCGTTCCGTTACGCATGAGACCGTCTCACTGCCTTTGAACGGCGGGAAGGTCATGTCCGGTGGTTCGGTGATGCCGTCCGCCGGATACTACACGTTCTGGCAGGGCGTTCCGAACGCTAGTCCGAGTGTGCTTTCCACTCAACTTCCGTATAGTTGCGGTGACGCTCCCATAACAGACATGGTGTTTCGTTTCCCGAAAGGTGTGACGGGCATAACGGTGAAGGATACGGTATCCGGTACCGGTATCACATGGTCTGGCACGCGCGTGGATGCTCGGCCTTACTTGTATTTGGATGCGGGATCGTTGACTGCATGGAGTTCCGATAGTGATTCCGCATGGTCTGGCGGTTCTCAGAACGAGACAGTCGGATTGGATTATCTGCCTTCCGGTAGGTTGCAAGTCAATCCTGATGTTTCTGGTGACTACAGGATTGCAGTTAAGGCCACTGGTTCCGGGAATGTGGCGTGCAGGTTTAAGAGAAGCTGGTGGTGATTTCCACTGGCTTCTTTCTTTTTAAGTTGAGGGATGCTTATGGGTAAGACTCTAAAATCTCGTCTTGTCGCATATCAGGCCAATGGAAGCAAGCTTGGATTGCTGCCTGAGCCGACTTCCTATACTGTGTCGTTCACTCATGATGCTGTAGGTGCTTTGACCGTCAGCTATTCGCGTAAAGCTTTGCGTGGTGAGATTCTTGACCGGCGTCTTGAAACCGGCTTGGAAATCGCCGTGGAAGTGTCTGATGGTGGACGCTGGATTGAACCGTATAATGGCCGGTTTGTTATCGCTTCACGTTCAAGGAATGCTCTGGACGTATCCGACACGGTGTCGTTGACCGGCGTTTCCTACGGGTGGCTGTTGAAGAAGGCTTTGAATCTGGACACGTCCAGATTGGAGACCAGCGGCGACGAGAAAGGCACTCGTAAATTCGCGAACGCGAACGCTGGCACGATCATGCGCACGTTCATGGATGAGAATTGGAATCGTGGCGGCGTGAAAGTCGATTGCAGCCGGTTCACTTCCGGTGCCGATTCCGCTGGCAAACAGTGGGGCTACATGCTGCCGAGCATATATTACGATCTTGGCATTTCCATACAGGACGTGTTGGATTCGCTGGTGAACAACGGCTTATGCGATTGGCGTACCAATGCCCGGCAACTGCTGTTATGGAACGCCGATAGCGTCGCCGTCTGCCGTGACTTGTCCAAATCGTGTGTGGTGACGCTTGCTCAGGATGTGTCGGAGGCTCCCGATGACGAGAGTATCGACGGGTTGGCTTCCTCGATCCTTGTACGTGGCGACAATATTAATTTCCGGCAGGATAATCCGAACGCCCCGAAGCCTTGGGGCGGTTGGGAATTGTATTCAAGCCAACAGGGTGTGAACAAGAAGGAGACCGCCGAACATCTCATCAAACCGACGTTGGCTAACGCGGCTAGGGTTCGTGGACAGTACACGCGATCCGTGAACGTGGTCGAAGCGTCTTGTCTGCCGCTCATCGATTACACGATAGGCGATTGGATTACCGCGCCTACAGTGGCGAACCGTGAGAAGGTCCGTGTCCAACAGGTCACGCTGCAGTATGATTCGCAGGGTTTCAAGGCTTCGCTGATTCTGAACGACAAGAATTATGATTCCTCGGTTCGTTTGACGAAGCGTATGAACGGTATTACCGGGGGCGCTCATCTTGGTGGAGCGTCCGGTGCGATTCCGGCTCCTGAAAAGGACCATCGAGTGCCGAAGGCTCCGCAGAATCTGTCGGCCAATTCCGACGCTTATATCAATGTGAACGGGTATGCGCGTGGCATGGTTACGGCCCGTTGGGATGATGTGACGTTGGCGACTGATGGCACCGCCATGGACATCACGTCGTATGCGGTCGAATATCGTGTGAACAAGACTGGGTATGAGTGGCATTCCGCTGGCACGACCACTGAGCATACGTTATCTTGGTCGAATCTGGATTGCGGTGTTCAGATTCTTATCAGAGTGCGTGCTGTCCCATCGTATTCAGATCAGATGGGCGAATGGTCCAGTGTATTCGCGTTGACCGTCGCCAAGGATACGACGCCGCCTCCGGTCCCATCCAAGCCGATTCTTTCTTCCGAGTTGGGCGTGGTTTCGGTTGCTTGGGATGGGAAAACCGCTGATGGTGGTTCTATGCCTATTGATTGGGATAGGAATATTCTCGGCGAACGTTTGGCTGATGGCGGTTTCAAGGAGATCGCGGCCGTCTCGACCGGTATCGGCGATTATGTGATTACTGGTTTGACGGCTGGCACGTCTCATACTTATGCGTTTCGTGCTGTCGATCATGCGGGCAATCGCTCCGACTGGTCCGCCATCGCTTCGGTGACCGTGGCTTCGGCTGTCTCGCCGGATGAGGTCAAGCAGATTCAAAAGGATTTGGCCGACAACCAGACGGCGTTGAAGGATAATACGGCGAA